TCTTCCTATAATAAGCCCAAGTAAAAAATCTAACATAATTAACACCTCATTCATTAAGTTTTATTAAGCAAATTATCAATTTCTTCAAGTCTTTTTAGAAGTTTTTCTTTTTCTTCCAAAAGAGTTTTTCTGTTATTGGTACTATTATCAGCACAACCAGCTTTCTTTATTGTTATTCCGTTTAAATTCTTTGCTCTTTCTGCAACTACCAAAGGCACATTCTCCACTTGAAGTATAGTTCCATCAAGAGGTTTTATACAAGGATATTTTGCTGACCCTCCACTCTTTTCAAAACCACCCTGTACAACCAAAACATTAGGTGACAAAATTACATCTTTATCTCTCGAAGGTCTTTCCGCTACTATTAAAGTATCAATCGTTATATAACGATTGAAAGGGTATTTATCCATATCAAGAGTTACTTCTATACAAGGTATTTCTCCATCAGATAATTTTCCACAATCCCCATAAGCATCTAATAAAACATTTATTACATATTCTTTGTTTTTTAATGGAAATATCCAATAAGGTTTGTCCCATCTCCCTTGTATTTGTCGAGCTTTTCTTACAAAAACAGGATTGTAAGGACTTTCTACCTTAATAAATTTTCCGTCAATTATTGTTTTTACTGTTTTCATAAACTTATTGCCTCCTTTTAAATTTTATTTTTTAGCTTTTTGCTATGGGCTGGAAGTTTAGGAAACCCTCCAGCACTAACCTTTATATAATTTTATATAAACATTATATCATAAATTTTCCAAAAAATGAATGATAATTATAATATTTTTGTTTAAAATTGGCATTTTATTTATTCTATCCATCAGCTCAAGTTTTCCATTTAATAGAGGCAAATATTTAGTGTGCCGTTTTCATCCTGGAAAACCATGTAGATTTTCCGTTTCAGTGTTTCCTTGTCTTTTGCTGATACTTTGATAGCTTCTCTTGTCATTCTATCCGTTACTCTATAACGCACCTGCATATTAATAATGCCTAAAAATTCTTTTAGTGTCATATTTTCCTCCTTAATTTTTAATTATGCAATTTTAGCACCACTGAAATACCATCCGGGATGACGTTTCAAAAGGTTTTTCAATTCTTCCTCACTATAACCAACACACCACAATACAACCGTTTTCGTCTCTGATACATTGTTCTATGCCATTTTTAGCGGCATAATCTGACCATTTCATAATATTTTCCTCCTCAAATCTTCGTTTCGACAAGTGTTTTAAAATTCTTGTGAATGTTTCCATTGTTCAAATCTTCCACCAGTTGAGCGTGCAGCTTGTCAACAAATTTTCCGAAAACAGAAATTAACTTTTCCGCCGTTCCCTTGCTCTTTCTGTATGGGATTTTCTTATAATTACAATATAGATATTCATTTTCCGGTTTAATAACGTAGCTGTTCGACTTTGCTTCCATCGTGAGATTTTCCGGTAACTCATCGGTATCAAAGTTGAAACTATTCGGTAAGTCAATCCAGAAGGAAATTCTAAACATATCATTTTCAGCAATTCCGTTAGCAACTTCATTCAGATTTTCCGCAAGCATACATTTAATATATATATATCTTCCATAGCATCCATAGCCATAAGAGCTGGCAATACAAGCACTATGAGCAAATTTTCCTCTATAAACATGGTTGATATTCTCTATAAACTCTACAGATTTCATAATATTTTCCTCCTTAAATTTTCCATTAAATTTTTAATATGTTTGCCACCTTTTTTGATAATTAGCGTGGCAAGAATAATTTTTTTCGAGTTTTTTCAGCCTTAATTTTAGGTTATGAAAAAGGGATTTTTTAAAAATCCTCTGAAAGAAGATAGTATATAAAAATAATAAATTTATTAAGCAATGCTATAATAATATTCTCTCATTTCAGGTAATTTTTCCGTTAAATTTCTTTTGTCCTTAGTAAATTCTAAAAATTTATTAAGTGGTATATTATCTAAAATTATCATATATTGCAATGATTTAGATAATTTTTTAAATTTTTCCTGAAAATCTTTCCTTTTATTTTCAGCTTGTTTCTTAATAGTTTTCATATCTTCTAAAGGAATGTAAGACTCTTTAACATACAGTTTAATGTTTCCACCTTCTGAAATATGAGCTATTGTTTTATAGTCGTTATTTTCCATTACAGCTTTATTGCATACGGTTATACCGTTTCCCAAGCAACACATAAATAATTCAAATTTTCCACTCATAATTAAAATTCCTCCTCAACTAATTCTCCTGAATAATAGTCATCTTTGATACATTGTAGAATATGTTCTTGTGAACTTTCGCTTAAATCTTCAAATTTTATCACTTCCCCATCAAGTATAATTTCAAAATTAACCGCCCAACTTCCTAATTTTTCCATATTTTTCCACTCCTTAATGATGAATATGATATTTTAGAATTGCATTACCTCTAACTTGATTATCAAGGACTTTTCCATTGTAGTTATAATACTTTCCTCTTACAATCTCATAACCAGCAAGCCAAGGACAAGAACAATGCTTAAAATAATCCTTCTTTTTCCAATAGGCATTGCCATATGGATTTTGCTTATAGTAGTCATCTTCAATTTTCTGCCAGTCAGCAAGAATTTTCTGTTCCTGCTCAGTCAACTCTCTTTCACCTCGCTCAAAAATAGTCAAGTTTTCTCCATCATACTCAACCAGTTTTGCAGAGTCAAAACGGAGTTCGGAAGTTATTCCATCTGCGGTCTTTAGCAAAATAGCAACCGTATTAACCTTTTCCACGGTGCGGATTCCTCTGCATCTCTCAGGAATTGCATCACCAGTCTCACCATATCTTTCTACCATTTCAAACCGAATTTTACCACTTGCTGCTTCTCTTTTTAAATCCGCTAATGTTCTCATAATTTTCCACTCCTTTAATTTTCGATTATAATTTTGTTTGCTATGTCACCTTTTATGATTATTGGACAAATTCCAGCTATACCAATATCGTTTTTAATAAGCAATATACTATTCTTTCGCCCAGAACAATAAATTTCACATTTTCCATTATCATTTATAATACTATAAGCTTTATCCAATAAAGCTATTTTATAGTAGTTATTTTTATAATGTAAAAAATATAAAGTATCTTCATAAAGTTCTGATTTTTTGAATTTATAGCCCTTAGATTTTGCTTGAGCTAACACACTATTTAAATCTAATTCTTCCATACTACCGCTAAAATCTATAAAGTATTTTACATTAAAATAATCATTCTTAGAATTGTCATAACTTTCCATAGTACCAATACTTTCGGTAGTTAAAGCAAAACACATACCATCAACAAAAGAATTATATAATTTTCCGTTATATTCAATGTCTTTACAAGGCTTTTTTGCACACTCTCGTATTTCATTTTTACTAAAGCGGAAAAATCTTTGCATAGCCGAATATCTACTTTTCTCATCTTTATCTTTCATAGCATTTTTATAGACTTCTTTTTCAAGTATACACCTTAATTCCTCAATCTCATTATTTTTTAGCATCTCTAATACAATTTCACTTTTCATAATTAATAACCTCCAAAAATTTAATTAAATATCGGTTTATAAGTATTTATAATCGGTTTAATTCCGTTATCCTTGAAATATTCCAAAATTACATCATATTGTGATTTATCACACGAAAGAAATCTTGCTTTACGAACTGAACATTCAGGTGTATTGCTTTCAATATCTTCCCATAATTAATTCCATTTAATTTTTTTCATGATTGGCAACGCTTTTTTCATTCGTTGTACTTGAACATATTCATATGTTCCATATTTGGCTTTTTTATAACGTTTAATGTATTTTTCCATTAATTCGATTGTGCATTGTCCTCCGCCGATAGCTGCAAGAATTATTTGTGCTCCATCAATTTTTATTGCTTTTAAACTTTCTACATCTATACATCGACTACCCTTAAAAGGTTGTTTTCCCGCCAAACTACATAATGGCAAATATCCATCAATCATATTTTTCCCTATATTCCAAATAAAATAATTTCGGGGTATACTTTCGACTATTTCAAATGTATATTCTCCTGATATAATTGTTTTCATTTTAAAAACTCCTTTATAAATTATTTATTTTTTGGGTATAATCCCGACACGCCATCGGCGTGTTTCGTCGTAATTTTCAACGACTCTTCAGGGGATTTTGATAATATTTACAATAACTCAAGTTTTCCGTTTAAATACAATGCTATTTCAAACAAATTATTCATACTTTGCAAAGTAAAGTATATTTCTTTTACTTTAGCGCTATATAAATCATATTTAATTATTGTGTTAAGATATTTTAAAGCACTTTTTAGCCTTTTAAAAGAACATTTTTGACTTGTGCCGTCTGTATACTCAATATATAGACAATAATATTCTTTTTTAAAAGTGTTTTGCATATCGTCAGAAAATAGCTTGATACTTTTACGAATAGCTTTTACTTGTTTTTTAGATAACATTTTTATTAATCCTTTCTAAAATTATTTTTAGCTTGCTAATTTTTCAATAAATTCTAATAAAGATTTTATTATATTTTCTCTTTTCGTGCTCCATCTTTGCAGTGATGTATAATATTTGCCGTTATACTTTTGGTAAAAATCAGAAATATTACTTGTGTATCTTTCGCTTATAAAAAATCCGCCTTCGCACCACGCAACAGGTGGCAATACATTCAAAGCATCGTCATATTCTTCCTCTGTTATCTCTTTCCATTTCCCAATAAGATTTTTATTTTCCCATTCTTCAAGACAAGAAAAATAATCATCATCGCTTACAACCGTGTAACCTTCAGCAATAAATTCTGCTTTTGTCTTTTTAGTTATAGGACAAATTCCATTAGTTAAAAATGTTTTAGCTGTACCTGTAAAATTTTTCTTGTCAAAAACCCATTCCGTCACTGTCATTGTGACAACCTCCTTTTTAATATAAGCACCTGTTTACTTTGGATGTAACAGTGTAGCTTTAACGGGGATATTTTCCCCGCCCATCAGCGTTATGCTATTTTAAAATGCTTTTCACAAAATGCTTTTATAGTTTTCATTGATATGATACATTCGCCTTCCGTTCTCATCAACAATGACAAGTTAATAATATCCTTGTCATGGTATTCATTCCAACTATAATTGTAGCCATAAAAACTATCTGTCCATAATTCGCCCGTTGAGGTATCAAACATTAAGTCAGCTCTCCAGCAAGGGGCATTTTTACACCAGTTATATTCGCCTACTGCTTTTTTAAGTCCTTTAAGTTTTAACATAATAAATTACTCCTTTATAATAAAATTTTTATTGACAAACTGTTAAACATTCGCTATAATAAAAATAGCCTGAATGATATAGTTACTACTATAGTTTGTCGTTTAGGTGTAAAAAGGTATAATAACCTTTTTGATAAGGTCGCAATAAAGGCGGTTATCGCTAATTATAGCTTCCTTATGTTTTTTTGGGACTCTATAATGTGTACTGTCTGGTAAACTACCACATTATAGAGTTTTTTATTTTACTTGTTACTTTTTATTATTTGGCAAGTTTATACATTGCATACTGATTTAGACTTACGCCATTTTTCTTAGCAGCTTCAATTAAATCACGATGCAACTCTTTAGGAATACGAATCATCAACCTTCCGCTATATTCTTTTTGTGTCTTGTATTCTTCAAGTGTAATTGCATCTTCGGCACTTTCTAAAGCTGATTTAGAAAGTGCTATTAAATCCTCAGGAGTTGGCTCTTCCTGCTCTCTTGCGTTTATTTCTTTAAAACGCTTTTCAATTTCTTCTTGTGTTAAATCTTTTTTCATAAATAAACACCTCTTAATATTTTATATTGGTTCGTGTGTTGATTTCGGCAACTGTTATCATTATATCGCCTTTATCCCATTTAAACAAAATACGATAATGAGCGATTTTATAACGATAACAGTTATTAGTACCTTTAAGCTTGACTATGTTTCCTTCAAGTTTAGAAAGTTGCTCAAGTGCCTTATAAAGCTTTTTTCGTGTATTACTATCTACGCTATCAAGATACTTTTGAGCTTGTTTTGATAATTTTAATTGCATTTTTATCCCTCCTAAACTTGCATATATTATATCATATATGCAAGTAAAAGTCAACACTTTTAAAGTTTTTAGCTTCAAAAAAATAAAGCTTGGTAGTAGTCTTATTTTAGTTTGCGACTACCAAACAAACGCCATAAACAAAAGAGATTTAATATAAAAATGTTAGTATACTATACCAACTTACAATACACAAACTTTCTTGATTTGCTCTTGCCAGTATTACTTGCTGTCCCCGCAAATTTCGCCGATACAAAATGTATTGTATTTCTATTCTATTTTCAAGGTTCAAAAAGATAAAATTAAGATACTTTATTAATTATAACTAAGTAAATGAGCTTAGTTATTGTAGCGTATGAGCTACTTAATTAAAGATATTAAAAATAAAGTAATTTGTTAATTGCAACCTAACTAATGATATTAAGTTATGCGGTAGATGACCGCCTAACATTTTCTTTATTCTTTTTTGCTCTCTCTTTATCTTGATTAAATTATACTACCGTTTACGGTAAAAGTCAACACTTTTTCATTATTTTTTAATTTATTTTTGCACAAACATAAGTTATTTTTGAATTATTATTTTAGTTAATTTATATAAAAATAAGGGAATGATTATTAATTATGGGGAAAATTTCGGAAAAATCAAAAGAAGCTAAAAAAAGATATGACGCCAAAACTTATGATATAATATCTTTCAGAGTTAAAAAAGGAAAGAAAGATTGTATAAAAGATTTTATACTTCGCACTGGAGAAAGTCAAAACGCCTTTATAAATAGGGCTATTGATGAATGTATTGAAAAGTGGGAAAAAGAACATAGATAAATTAATATAAGATATACTTAAATATTGCTATAATGTTACTATTGTATTATTTTTTGTTGGTGTTTACTTGACAGAGTTTGTTCAGTTCTTAGATTGATTTATATAAATTTATTTAGTGTTGTGTATTAGGTAATTTATATAATAATGTATGCAGTGAGCGGTTGTTAGGTGTATAAAGTATGTATATTTATACTGTTTTATGTATAATTATAAGTTGGTATTATGACTTGAGTATAATTTAATTTGATATTTGTATAAACAGTTTTTACTATGTAATGCGATGTATTGTGTTTTAGGTGTACTATATCACATAGTACAGTTAGTAATGACTAATTTTATAAAAATTACAATACTTTTTCAAGCTTTTAAACTTTCAAAAAAATAAAAAGAAAATCAGTTAAAGCTTGTAACTTTATAAATAGTATTTTCTGATTTTTGCCCAGCTTTCAAAAAAAATCATATTATCACTTTTTATGATTTTTTATTTCTGCATTTTATAGCTTTAAATTTATGTTGTATGCCCCTATTTTACATTTTTCAAGTGTTTTTGTTTTTGCCCAAACCCATAAAGTGTTTCATCTACACATCACTTACCCCTCACGTCTCCTGCACAACACTCCTCTCTTTTTTTATTTTTAAAGTCAAGTAATCTTTGACTAAATTTCAACAATTTATCTCTACAATTTTCTTGAAAATCTTAAAAATCTCCCCTATTTCCATTGTATTTCTTAAAAATCGCACCCTTAATTTTATACTTTTTATATATTCTAAATTTTATTTTCGTTTATTTTTGCAAACAACCAAAATTAAAATTGAATTAAAATAACCCTTTAATCATTTATTTTATATTAATCTCAGTAATAAGACATACAATTTTTATAACTCATCTATATTTAATAATATCAAATAGTTTATATATTCCCACCCCCCTGATTAACATAATTAACTGGAACACTTATTTCTTATTCTTAAATACCTATAAAATAAGGAAATATATTTTAAAAATAAGAATTTAATAACTTTAATATTATTTCTAAATTTTGATTATGTTCTATAATTCTGATTATGTTCTATAACTTCCAAATATACCTAAATAAAATTAATTCTATAAATTTGCTTAAAACGATTCAACATACTCTTTCTTTATATAGTTTTAAATGAAATTATCTTATTTTTATTTTTTAAATTATGATTTTAATAAATAACCAAAAAATAAGAATTATTTATTTTTACATAAGGTTGATTTCAAAATAACCATAATTTGTAGCATATTTAAATAGCCTTAAATCTCAGATTTATTCTTTTTTATATTCTATTTTTATTTGTTTTATTCTTTTATGATGTAAATTATTTATCTTATAATCGTTAAATTTATTTTTATAATTTTTTAAAATTTATTTTTATAATTTTTTATTTTCATCATAATTATTCATTTTAAATTTATTCATTATTTTATTTTTAATATTTTATTTTGTTCGTTTAAAAAATGAAATTAAAATGTTACTTTTGTTCTGAAACTTAAAATATCATTTTTGTGTTAATTTTGATTTTTTGAAAACATCAGTAAATACAATTTGATAAAAATATAATTTTTGATAAAACACACTTAAACATTATCTAAAAACATTATCTAAATAAAAAATCTAAAGGAGTGTAAATAAGATAAACTTAATAAGCTCAACATAATAAAATCCTAAAACACCATACCTAATTCTTTCAATGTAGAGTAACAGAAAATAGCCTTTTAAACGCTTTAAACTTAAATAGTATAGTTATACTACCTAAGTGTTACAATCAAAAAATATATAGCGTAGCATAGGTTTTTTTAGAAAAGAAATGATTTTAAATGTTATCTAATCAGAAACCTAAATAAGCATAAATAATTTCTTAAAAATAGTAGACCTAATTAAGAATTTAATCTAACTAAATAAAAGAACCTAACCAAAGATAATATCAATCCTCAAGAAAGAGTTCATCTTTATTTGGAGTTTATTCTTTTTAGAGATAGTTAATCTTCTTAGTAAGACAACTTAAAACAATACCAGATATTCAATCTAAATTAAATACTTAAATTTCAATTCAAATCAGCTCTATTTATTCGTTTAAAATCTTCTCATTCCACCCTCAATTTTCACCCTCTAACCTCAATTTTTTCATTTCAGACCGTTATAATATTTATATAATCTTATTTTATATATTTAAGGAATATAGTCTATCCACGAAAATGAGGTATTAAAAGCGTGGATAAATTTGTGGAGAGAACATATTCATTTACTTATATATATGCGAAAAAATTGATGAGTTTGGATTTGAGCTAAGAAGGTGGTGAAGAAATCACTACTCCAACTGCAATTCAGGATATTGTATTAGAAAAAATCAAGTTCCAACAGTCATAGAAGTGTTTATGCCCTCATTTCGCGATAAACTAAATAATCGTTTTGTTAAAAAACACTTTCACTTCCAGCTTGGCTTACAGATATGGCTGATAAAGATGATGTAAATTGTTCTAAAATTTTCCAAAATGCCCTTATGGACTATCTTGGAGTTAAACAATGATTTATTTTTAATGTTTAATTCAATAAAAATTAACCGCTCTCAGAGTTATTACTTTAAGAACGGTTTTCGTTTAAGCGTATTAAAAATAAGTTGTAAATTTAATAATCACTTCAGTTGAATATTTGGCACTCATAGGAATTTCAACACCATTGATAAGTGTTATTTTGTTTCTTTCTATATCTCTTATTTTTCTAAGATTAACAATATATCCAGAGTGACAACGACAAAATACAGGAGGTAGTTCTTTTATCAAATTTTTAATTAAAATTCTTTGAGTAAAAATATCGTTGTCAGTAACAATTCTAATATTATGACCTTTACTTTCACAATAAAAAATTCGATTTAAAACTATACTGTAATATTGTCCTTTGTATTTATAGACATATCTTTGATGAAGTGTAGCAAAATCTTCAAGCATAGCTTGTATACCTTCGGTTAATGCTTTTTCATCTCCTTTTTTTATAAAACGATATACTCTATGCTTAATAGATTCACCAATAAATTCTGTATAGCTTGTCACATAAAAAATAATAATGCTTTCATTTTTAGTATATAACTTGTCACCAACATTCAATCCATTAATTTCTGGCATATCAATGTCAAGAAAAACAACATCAAAAGGACTATTTGAATGTGCTTCTAAAAGTTCTAAAGGGCTGGTATAAGCAAAAAAATTGAATTCAAAATTGTAATTATCATACTTAGCAATAATATCTTTTGTTAATTTTATTAAATTTTCAAGAGTAGCTTTTTCATCATCACAAAATGCAATATTCATATTTATATTATCTGAAGATTTATCAAATATTATAAATGGGAATTTATTGTTAATTTGGAGTTTATTTGAAATTATGTCAAAACAAAATGTAATTATGCTGTTTTCTACATTTAAAGCTACTAAAATGTTATAAATTATTAGAAACAAATTCCAATGCAAAACGAAAAAAGGGTGATTAAAATGTGCTTATAATCAAAAAGAACGGCTTGTAAGCCGTTCTGAAAGGTGAGAATAGTTATATGTATGTATATTTAATCTATTTTGAGCCATTTGCCACTGTTTTTAGCTTTATAAATGCAATCATCGCTAAACCACATAAAATCGTAATCGACTTTAAAAGTACCATTATTATTATACCCATTTACATAACTTACTGTGTACATTTTACATTCTTCAAATCTACCGCACCAATCACATTCTTTTTCATGATAAGTTTTTTCACCTGTACAGCAAGTATTAAAAAAATTAATCATAAAACAAATGCCTACAATAGAAAGTATAATAAGTACAATCCATGTCTTAACTGTATTTGTTCTTTCTTCTAAAGTTTCTTCTTCTGATTCTTCTTCGTCTAAGCTTTCTTCTTCTAAAAATTCTTTGTCTAAGGTTTCTTCGTTTGTACTTTTTTCATCTAATAAAAATTTTTTCGTTTTCTTCATATTTTCCATACCTGATACCACCTTATGTATAATTTACAAATTATTCAACAATAACTTGTTATTTATATTATAATTTGATAATTTACTAAAGTCAAGGGTTTAATAAAAATATTTCTATTTTTTGTGAAATAAATTAGCTTGTAAAGTACGAACAAATGTTCTATAATTAAAAGAAAGGAGGGGTGAAAATGAAATATAAAGAGTGGATAATGATATTACTTGATAAGATAGATGATGAGGAGGTACTATGTAGAATATATTGTTATATACATAGAATTTATGCTGATTGGGTATTGTCTAAAAAATAAAATTAAAGCTCTCTACTGTATTATTGGTAGAGAGCTTTAATAATTTAAAATATTTTTTTTAGTGTTTTTATAAATTCTTCTCGCTCTGTTATAGATAATGCTAAATAATTTTTTAAAATTTCCATTTCGGTATCATTAAGGTTATATTGTACAATTAGTTCATCAAGTATTCCAATTGGTTCAGGTAAAAACATATCGTTTTTTTCATCGTCCATTAACCAAGGTCTATTTACATTAAATTCTCTACAAATTGCCATAATAACTTGTTCGCTGGGGATTCGGCGATTGTTTTCGTATGAACACACTGCTGATTCAGTTATTCCTAATTTTTTACCAAATTCAGATTGGCTTAAATTAAGTGTTTTTCTTAGCAACTTTATTCTTTCACCTAAAATCATATTGTCACCTCCTTTAATTAATGTTATTATAACATATTTTCTGTACTCAGTCAAGTTTTTTTAAAAAAGCACTTGACAAACTGAACAGAGTGCATTATAATATGAACATAGTTTAGAAATCGAGGTGAAAAACATGAAAGACAAGATGAATAATTTTGAAAGTGCTATTGAGTTACTCGAAACATTAAAGACAATGACAAGTGATGAACAGAAGCTTGCTCTTATGCTCATCAAAGGTTATTCAGCAGGCATTAAGGTTAAAAATGCTAATGTAGGAACAGTTTAACAATGATTTAATTTAAAGAAGGGGACAGTAATATGAATAAATACGGTAGTTATAAAGATTTAAAAGAAATTGTGTTTGGTTTGGCATATTCATATCAGCACGCAACGCAACTTCCTTATAAAGTTGAGGGAGCAGACCATGCCTATAAAGCAATAGAATGGATTTTAATAATGGCAGATTTAGAGAAAGAATTTCACGACTATGTAAAAATGCGAGGAGAAGCAGGTCATTCTGCTTATGCAAAGTACATTGAAGAAAAGAATAGTAAAGAAAATAAAAATGAAAATGAATAAGATTTTTACTGATAATTACTGATAATTAAGATTGGTTTGTGATTCAATTCGTTCTGCTATAACATTTTCAGCAATCTGAGCTAATATAGGTAAAGACAGGCTACCTACCTTTTCGGCTATTGATTTTGTTTCATTCCAAATATCATCTTCCCTTATGTTAGCAATAAAAGCATGACCTCGTGGAGATAAATCCTTTATGTTGATATAGTAAACCTCGTCTTCAATACGAATATTTACATCAACTAAAAATCCATGTTTATCACATTGTTGAATATGATAAACAATTTCATCACAAGGGTATTTGCGTAATAATTTAGGATTGTCTTCAGAGTCACTGTTGTAATTCATAATACGATTACAGGTACATATTGATTCAACAGATAAAAGAATGTCACGAACGCAATCAGGATTTAATTTCATAATTAACTACCACCTTATGTATAATTTACAAATTATATAATGATAACTTGCTATTTATATTATAATTTAATAGTTTACATAAGTCAAGGCTTTATTTTCTTTAATTAGGTAGTTAAATAATTATTGGGTAATTTTAAAGAAAGGAATGTATTTATGAATGATTATAGAAAAAACAATAATTTGTATGAAGATGATATGAATATTAATAAAATTCAAAGTACACAAGTTATTCTTGTTATAAAAATTACAACACCATTTTATAGTAAAGATAACTTTCTAAAAACAAATTTTAAAACGCAATATAGGTCTTTATCAGGTGTTTTATTGTGGGAAGAAGATACAACAGATAAAGAGCCTAATACAAATTTAGAATTTGTTCCTATTATTAGGAATGTGTTTCTTGTTGATATTAGTGCTGGTAGAAATACCGATGAACGCCTTTTGACTCGCAAAATGCAATATTTGTCACTTAGTGGCAAATTATTATCAGAAAAATTAGTAGGTAAAACACAAGATAACGGTAGTAATATTGTGGATGAGTTTCCACTTGAAACATTAAAAAGTATTCTTGGTAGTTTTTATACAAACAGAAAAGATTAATTTTTAGAATTGGTTGAATTTTGGCTTTTATTGTTATTTTTAGGTTTAGTCAACTTTCGTGCATCTGAGATAACAAGTTCTGTATTTATAAATGAAACCATAACATCAATAAATACAAGCATATCTTCTATGTTGTAGTCTAAATTCTTTTTAATATAGTGAGTTTCGTCATTACCAATCCATGTGGCAGCGGTGGCTAAACTTTTTATCTGAGAACTTTCAATATATTTACTTATGCATGATGAGAGATTAAGGGATTTTATATTAACTGATTCATTAGGGTTTAAAAAAATCACATAGTCTTTTACCAAAAATTCAAGAGCTTTTCTGTAACCTATACCTGATATTTTAGTTAAACCTTGTTGTTGAGCTATATACGCTTGATTATAAATTTCACAAAAATCTGGCGATAGTTCTTTAATAAGTTTTGGAAAATCTTTTGTATTGTAAGATTTTTTAGGTGAAAAGGAAATTAAATTTGTAGTTTGATAATATAACACTTCGTAATGACCAATAAAAAATTTTTCACACTTACTACAAAAGTAAAATGAAAATAATTCGGCATTTTCATCGTCTTTTTGAATAAGCCAATTATTTAAAGGTTCGATTTGTGTAACACTGTTACACATTGGACAATTAGAAGGTGATTGGATTTTAATACGCCCACGCCATATTCCATCATCGGGGAATATAGGAATGTCTGAGATTGTAATTAACATTATATTTTACCTCTTTCTACAATATATTACTTATATAGTATCACAAGGTAAAATAGTAGTCAATTAGTTTTATGGTTTGAAAGGGGTAAACTTAGATGAATTACATCGTGTTATTTTCATTGATTTCTAATATTACAATTACATTTTTATCAATACTTAATTTACTTACAAAATGCCAAAATACCTGTTATGGCAGAAATAATACCTGCGATAATACCAACTTTTGTCCAAATAATCGAAGATTGCGACCATTCCTTATTTCTTGTGTTATTAATATCTTCTGTACTGGCATTAGTTTCGGTGTATTTGTTATTAGCTTTTTTTGTTAAATAATTGATTGATACTTTTTATCACAGTATTAGGAAAAGTACAATAGAAAGGTATGATGAAATGTACGAAGTTGTTAAAACATTTACAAATAAAGATTTCGGCAAATTGAGAGTTGTGTGTATTGATAATGAGTTCTTTCTTATAAGTAAGGATTTAGGAGAGTTCTTAGGATATGTAAATACAAGAAATACTACAATAACCCATGTTGACAAAAAAGACAGAATGTATTGTTTAGTTGATACTACTGGTGGTTCTCAAAAAATGACAGTTATAAATAAGAACGGTGTTTATAGTCTTATTTATAATGTTAAGTCACAAAGAGGTAAGAACGCAAGAGATTGGATAATTCAAAATGTAATTCCAGAACTTTATGAAAATACGGGATTAAGTGCTTTGAATTATCCGCCGAGAAATGAAAGGAGTTCAGAAATGAGTAGTAATTTGAAGGTTTTTGAAAACACCGAGTTTGGCAATATTCAAACAGTAGAAGAAAATGGAAAAGTACTTTTTTGTGGGAACGATGTGGGCAAGGCTTTAGGGTATGCAAAACCAGCTAATGCTATTGTTGCACATTGTAAGGGTGTCACTGTTTTAATGACCCCTACAAATGGAGGAGTTCAACCAGTAAAGTTTATCACCGAAGGTGATGTTTACCGCCTTATTACTCACAGTAAACTTCCGACAGCAGAGAAATTTGAAAAGTGGGTATTTGATGAGGTTCTCCCCTCAATTCGCAAAACAGGAATGTATGCGACAGACGAGCTTTTGAATAATCCTGATTTAGCAATCAAGGCTTTTACAGCTCTTAAAGAAGAACGAGAGAAAAACAAGTTGCTTACAGAAGAAAATGCTAAGAAGCAAAATCTTTTGAATGAAATAAGTCCTAAAGCTGAATTTGCTGAACATCTTATTGATGATGGTAGATTGATAACAGCAACAGAAATTGCTAAAGACTACGGAATGACAAGTAGACAGCTTAATAGTTTGTTAAATGAATTTAAGATACAGTTTAAGGTTAATGGTCGTTGGGTATTACATAAGCAATATGCTGATAAAGATTACGCACAAACAGTTTCTTGCTTTGATAGATATAGTGGTGCAGAACGCCGTTCACTTAAATGGACTTATAAAGGTAAGCAATTCTTGTATGATTTTTTAAAAGAAAAAGGACTTAAGCCTTTAGCTAATAGAAGTAAGGATATAGATTATGTAGCAAAGTATAGTACAGTGGTTGGTTAATAGATTGGAGTGATAAAATGCAAATTGATGAATCAGGCGAGAAAATTGCAGAAGAAATTGTTAAGATTTTTGAAGTAAAAGATTGTACAGTTGAGCAAGCAAATGAAATATTAGATTTTGTAAAAAAATACATTTCTAATCACGCAAAAGTACAATTTGGCGGAATGTTTTTTCTATAATAAAAGGTTAGAATGATATTATCTACAATAAATTTAATTTAGAAGGAATGAAAATAATGGATTGGATAATGAAAATTATAGGCTGTTTGTTGATTTATGTTTTAGGCGGTTTGTTGGTATATAATCTTGGGTACAAATATAAGACAAAAGAAGATAGAAGAATTTGTCTTATAAGTTACATTTTGGGTATTTTATTTATGAATGTTCTTACCTTTTTGGAAAAGTTATTTGTAAGATAACAAATTGATTTATTAAAAGAAACATTTACAGATGAACCCAACTAAAACACCAATAATGAAACTATATAGACATTCTTTCCATTTATTGAAATTTGTTTGTTTACAAACTGACTTATAGCATAACAGAAAAGAATTACCTTGTTCAAGAATTGCCCATTTTCCAGTCCAAACAGTTTTATTATTTTTAAAATCATTTACTTTAGCAATCAAACCTTGTGTATCAAGATTATCAAGTATACTTTCTAAGGCGTTTTTGGATTTGATTTTAATTTTGGAATAAATAATATCTTCTTCCAGACCATTAGGGTGGTTTGAAAGTAGTTCAAGTATTTTTATTTCAAGTGGTGATAAATCATTCATAAAGGTTTTCCTTTCTGTAATATAGTATTCTTTGATTTTATATTAACACATATTAAGACAAATAACAAGATTTATTGACAATTTAAAGGAGTTAAATAATATGAATGAAAATAAGACAATGATGATTAACGACACAGCCGTTGTAGTTAAGGAATATCGAGGCAAGAGAGTGGTCACTCTTAAAGAAATCGACCAGTGCCACGGCAGACCTGATGGAACAGCCCGAAAAAGATTTAACGACAATAAGGCACGCTTTATTGAAGGTGTTGATTACTTCAATGCTCAAATGTCCGAAAAACGGACATTAGGATTTGAAATTCCAAACAGAGGCTTAACCCTCCTCACCGAGAGTGGATACCTAATGCTTGTTAAATCTTTTACAGATGACCTTGCGTGGGATGTACAACGACAGCTTGTAAATACATACTTTAGGAATCAAGGTTCAACAAGTACAGAGATTAAGGTTTGTGATGAAAGCACGGATAAAATTATTGATGCTTACTTGCCACAAGCTGATGAACCAACAAGAATGTTACTTAGAGCAACTTTTATGGCAATGAATAATTTAAGTAATCAGGTCGGTGTTCTTAAAACTGAAAATAAAGCACTTGAAGCCGAGAATACCAAAAAGGAAAATATCATTCAAGAAAATCAACCAAAAGTTGACTTTGCAGAAGGTATCACAGCAAGCAAAGGAACTATTTCAATGAGCCAATTTGCGAAAATGGTAAGTAAGGAAACTGGTAAAACGATTGGAAGAAATGCAATTCTTCTTTGGTTAAGACAGCAGAAGATTTTAATGAGAACTAATGAGCCATATCAAATGTATAAAAAGTATTTTGAGTATATTCCTGTTTTGAATCACTGGGGTAAAGGTGGTTTTGCAACAAGAGTTACTGGTAAAGGACAAAAGTGGTTATTTGAGAGATTAAGAAAGGCTGGTGTAATCGGAGAAAAGAAAAATACAAAATTGGTAAGTGTTAGTGTAGTTCAAGGTGACGAAGATGATTTATCTTGGGTAGATGAAATATAAATAGAAATCATATAAGTTGGATAATTGATGTAATTGTAGATTGTTTATAATGTTTTATAAAATTTTATAAATAAGTATAAAATATACCATTTTACATTATATCATCATATAAGTAAATAAGCAATAAGAATATTTAAATAAAAAGGAGATTTTAAAAATGAAAATTTTTAATGGTTTTGAATATGAGGTTGTTAAGGGTAATGTAATAATCGAAAATTGGTGTAACTCAAATAGCATTATTATTCCGAACGAAATAGATGAAAAGCCAGTTACAGTTATAAATGCTTGGGGTTTTGCTGGTAGTGAAGTATATAGTGTAAAAATTCCTGATAGTGTTATTGATTTATACGGAAGGGCTTTCAAGAATTGTACAAAATTATCTACTATAAAAGTTTCAAAAAATTTAGAGCTCATAGGATTTGATTGTTTTAGCAATACGCAACTCAAATCAAAACCTGCGATATATAAAGCATTTAATATAACAGAACGAGGTTTGGTTTGCAGAGATTATTTATTTAAGGAAAATGAATGGTCGGAAGAAATAGATGAAATTATGCCTTGCGAAAGGGGTTATCATTATTGTACCAATTTATTTGAAATTTTCAACTATTACTTTGGTGCTTTAGATAAAGATATAGCTATATATATTTGTGAAGTTGGAGATAAAATTATCAAAACAAGTACCAGTAAATGTGTAACAAACAAAATTAAACCAATAAAAAGATTAGGCAGAGAGGATATTATAAGAATTTTGAATGGAGGTGATGTATGATGACACTTTTTAAAGGTAATAATCAAGAATCAAATTGCAAAAAGACTATTCCAGCTTTTGAAAAAGTATTTAAAAACACAATTTTAAAGAAGGCTATTATTGAAATTTACTTAGAAAATCCTTTTATGCTTTTAACCAGAACTCTTGGTAAGAATTTAATAAGTGAATATAAACAAGACAATTTAATTATTTCTAATGGAAATCGTCATAAAACAAGGATTGTTTCTATACCTTTGTCCGAAATAAAAGAATATGGATTCAAACAATTTGCTGATAATGAGTTTGAAATAAGTTTTGAAATACAAAATGTTATATACAAAGTGTGTGCGGTTGTATAAAGGAGTAGTGTAAATGCCATCTTTAAATGAATATCAGAAAAAAATGGTAGAAAAATATCATTATTTAATAAATAAATTTATTAATGATTATAAAACTATAACTTTATCTGAACATTATGATTTATTAGCTATTGCTCTTTGCGAATCAGCTATGCAATATGATGAAGATAAAGGGGCTTTTATACCCTTTGCGTGTATGAAAATGAAAACAGCAATAATAATGGATAATAGGAAACGTAATACTCAAAAACGTGGAAAGAAATATAAGACACTTCCTTTAGACGAACCTTTAACAAATAACAATGAAAGTCTATCTTTAGCTGAAATTCAGGATAAATTTTTCTCTCAAGCTGTAATGAATAGAATATCTTTTGAAGATGATATTATCAATAAAATCACATTTGAAGAATATCTTAAAACTCTTGCATCAAAGGATAAAACTATCATTGATGGATTATTAGCGAATAAAAATCAGAACAATATAGCACATAAAATTGGTTGTACGCAATCATATGTATGCCAAAGAAAAAAAAGACTTAAAAAAATGTGGATAAACTTTAATAATGTTTAAATTAGGAGGAATTTAAATGCTATATAATGTAACACTTTTTACAAAAGAAGGTAATTCAATTAAATTGCCAAATGTTAAAGAGGGTGATGTGCAAAAATTCTTAATGAATTGCGATATGTATTCTAATATTGAAATTATTGGTAGTGTATTTGAAAAAGAGGATACTGAACCAGATTATGAAGAATTATTTAATCAACTTAATGTTGATAAACTTCAGAAAACAAAAGTAAAAGTTAGAAAATTGAAATCTAAAAAGCGTGGCGTTTCACAAACATATACTTTTTCAAATTTCTTATCAAATGTTGCTGATAACCAACGCTTTCTTTTTAGATAAAAACAGTTTAATTGTAGAAAAGGAGATTTTAAAATGGACTTTATAAATATAGACACAATCAAAATACCAAAAGCTTTTACAGATTCTAAACCAAAAGAGAATAAAATAGAGAAAATAAGAAATTACTGTCAGAAGAATGGTCATATAGATAAACCTATTGTTATTAGAGAAAATGGCAAAGGCAGTTTATTGGTCGATGGTTATATTAGGTATTTAGTTGCGAAAGAATTAGGATATAAAACCATACCCTTTATCTTTGAAGATAGTTTGTATTCACAGCATAAATACATATATGGAAAGTTTAAAAGTTGCGATAAACTTTATATTTGGAAAGTTAAAGACTCTATTGATGTTAAAGTAAATGATACAGTTGTGGTGCAGAGCAAGAAAAGTAAAGGCATAGTCACAGTAGTAGATATATTTACTTTAGACGGTATGAAAAATGTATATTATTATGCAAAGCATAGAGATGTTATTAAAGTATGTAAGGAAGGGAGTGTTTGTAATGCAACAAAATAAATATGAAAAGAGATGTAAATGGTGTGATTTGTCTTTTGTAGCAGATACACATATGCAAAAATATTGTTCATATGATTGTAAAAGAGCTGCATATCTTGAACAACAAGCTCAATTCAGAAATAGGCAAAAGAATAAGGGAACAGTAGTTAAATATAAAGAAAATGTTAAGTCAATAGATGAAATTTTAGAAGAATTAAAAAATACAAATGAAGAAAGATACAAGAATGGGAAATCACATCTCTCTTATGGGCAATACATATTGAGGCTGAAAGATGAAAAGCAAAAGGAAGGGTAATATGTCAAGATTTAAAATTAGATTAGATACTGAAAGTGATGTTTTTAAGTTTTTAAATGTAATAACAAATCTTAAAGGAAAGATTGAATTAGTAGGCAATGATGGTTGTACGCAATGCAGGGTTAATGCCCGAAGTCTTATCGGTTCGCTCTATGCTATAACTTGGAAAGAACTGTGGATTGAAAGTGAAAATGATATTTATAATAGTTTAAGAGAGTTTTTGACGGAGTAAACATATGAAAAACATAGATAAAATGAAAAACATAGATAAAATGAAAGATAATATTATGAGTTTGTTTGTTGAATTATATCCTCAGAATCGTGTTAAACATCTTGTTAGATATGGTAGTTCTAAAAGAATTAGAAATAAAAATGCTTCTCGTATTTTAAAAGAAATTCGAAAAGAAATGAAACAAGCAAAAGATTATAGATATTTGAGTATAGACATTGCAAGCAAGCTTAAATAATTACTAAATTATAAAGAGGTTTTAATGTGAAAATTAATGTTATTAATAATATCCCAAATGTAAAGGTCACTTGTGATAAAAGTGATGATGGCAGTTGTACAATAACTTTAACAGAGGATAAGCGTTTTCCTCTTGGCGAAGCACAACTTGGTTCAGTTGTGAAAATTGGTAATCGTGAATATATCGTTCTTGACCATTCAAAAAACACTACCGCAGTTATTACCAAGGGTTTCGCCAAAAGAATGAAGTTTGGCGAATCTGGAGATTATCTTACCAGTGATGTTCGTAAGTATTGCAATGGGGAGTTTTACAATGAATTGGTTGCTGCTGTTGGTGCTGAAAATGTTGTAAAGCATACCGTTAAGTTGGTCGCAGATGATGGCACTGGAAAGGGTAAAACTTGCTGTGATAATGTTTCTATTATCACTACCGAGAACTATCGCCGTTACAGAGAGTTCCTGAAGACATATGGAGATTTGTGGTGGACTGCTACCAGAGTTACTTATGACGATGAAAATCACGCTCGTATCGTTTGCTATGTCAATTCCCGTGGCATTCTGAATTGGGATGGTTGTGACTATTGCTTTGGGGTTCGTCCGTTTTGTATTTTAAAATCTTCCGTTTTGGTAAATAGATGAGGCTTAGTAAATATGAATAATTTTGAGGAATACTACAAAATCAGAAAAATTAGCGAAGATTTATTTAGATTGATTGTTAGAATTAAGAAACTTAATAATTTTGAAGTAGAAGAACTTGTAAATTTATTGGAATTTACAATAAAAAATTGGAGGATTAAAAATGAATATGTCTTATGAAGAACGAACTGCGAGGAACGACGAAAAAATAGCCTCATTTATTGTCAAGCAAAAACAACCATATGAGTTTAAAGTGCGATATGCTGAAACAAGAATATATGAGTTTATACGAGAGTGCAATATTCGAGATTTAAATACTCATGTTTCTGTTGGTGGTCTTGACAGTATTACACTTTATATGTTTATACAATCGCTTGGATATAAGATACCTGGCGTGTCTGTATCAATACTTGAGGATAAATCAATACAAAAAATACATAAACAGCTTGGTTTAACAATAATAAAACCATATAAAAGCAAAATGCAGGTGATAAATGAATATGGGTTTCCTGTGCTCTCTAAAGAAATAGCTACTAAAATTGAGCTTTTACAAAATCCAACGGAAAAAAATAAAACTGTAAGGCACGCTATAATTACTGGGGAAACGGGTGCTTATGGTGGGTATCGTAAAAACACAAGAATGAAATTAGCACAAAAGTGGCTTGAATTATTTGGTGGTTATGAGAATGAGAGAGAAGATGTAAATTATCAAGTACCAGATTTCAAAGTATCATCAAAGTGTTGTTATTACTTGAAAGAAAAGCCTGCGGATGATTGGGCAAAAGCACACAACAGCGTTCCTTTCTTAGGTCTTATGGCGTGCGAGGGCGGTCGTAGGCAAAAGTCATTAATGCTTAATGGGTGTAATTATTTTGGTAAAACAACAATTCGTTCTGCACCATTCGCAATATTTAATAGACAAGACCTTTTACAACTTGCACTTGATTTAAATGTTCCAGTACCAGCTATATATGGCACTATAGAGCATGCAAAAGACGGAACATTATATACCACTAAAGCACAGCGTACAGGTTGTAGTATGTGTGGATTTGGTATACAACTGGAAAAAAGACCCCACAGGTTTGACCTCTTAAGACAATCTAATCCACAAGAGTGGGAATACTGGATGTACCGTTGTTGTAAAGACAACAACGGCAATCCATTTGGCTGGGGTAAAGTCTTGGATTATATAGGAATAAAGTGGGAGGACAAAATCAATGAATGAAATACATTTTTGGAGGATTAAAAATGAATAAATACGAAATGCTTTACGAGGATAAAATTGAAATGGATAGCCATACACTTTATAAGATAAGAGCTTTAAAAGATTTTGGAAATGTAAAAGCTGGAGATATTGGAGGATATATCGAAAAAGAAGCTAATCTTTCTCAAGAGGGAATTTGCTGGATTTATGACAACGCAAAAGTTTATGGCAGTGCTTGGGTTTGTGACAACGCAAAAGTTTATGACAGTGTAAGGATTTATGACAACGCAAAAGTTTATGGCAGTGCTTGGGTTTGTGACAACGCAAGGGTTTGTGGTAACGCAATGGTTTATGACCGTGTAAGGGTTTATGGCAACGCATGGGTTTGTGGCAACGCATGGGTTTGTGGTAACGCATGGGTTTGTGGTAACGCAAAGGTTTGTGGCAGTGCAAAAATAAGTAAAGCTAATGATATTTTATGTATCGCTCCTATAGGTAGCCGTAATAATACTACAACATTTTTTAAAACTAAAGACAATAATATTGGGGTGAACTGTAGGTGCTTTACTGGTACGATTGACGATTTTTTGGAAGCTGTCAATGAAACCCACGGCGAAAACAAACACGCTAAAGCATACAAGTTAGCTTGTGAACTTGCACGAGTACAAATTGAATTGGAGGATGTACGAAATGAGAGAAATATTATTTAGAGGTCAAACTCGCAGATATGGCGAAAAAGTCAGATTGAATGGTGAAAAAATAAAAAGCAATAGGTGTTATATTTAATAGTTTTTTATAATATTCTTATTACTTATTTCTTTAATAAAAGAAGTAATAAATTTCTTTATTTTATACTATATAATCAAGTTGTTTTTTAACAACACTATATAGTATAAAATAATAATAAATAAATAAAAGGAGTGTTTTAAAATGATTGGATATATGCTTACAAATGGAAAAGGCTACTATATTTCCAAAGATAAATTTAATGGCAAATTTGTTAGCATTGGTAATAAAAGATGGGGTTGTAAATGGATTGAATATAACAGGATTGAAAATGTTTTAAGAAATTCTTTAAGCAAAAACCTAAGAGATAATTTTTACATAATAGAAGTTGAGATGAACAATGATGAATTAAAAGATACTGTTGATTATATTGTATCTGGCAAGGCTAATAAAGATAAGTATATATCCGATAATAATAATTTAACTTGTAAGAATTTAAATATAGATAAGATTAAGCAGGAGATTTCTACACCTATAAGAGAAAATGAGTTAGATAAAATCAAGAAAGATGTTAATTTGTTTTCAGATACCCTTAAAGACTTAAGAAAGCGTAAACAAGAGTTGCTTGATTTACAGAGTGAAGTAGATAAAGAAATAAGTGATATTTATCATTATATAGAACTGAATAATCTTAATGCTTATCAAGGTTGGCTTATGTATAAAATGCTTCAATATAGATTAAAACGAAGAAGGGTGATTAAAGACGAATTATCTATAATAAAACATCTTGTTAAGTGTAATATAAATACTCAATCTTTGTCTGAAATTCAAGATATGATAAAAAATATGGATAATAGAAAATATACGCCAAGAGTATTATCAGATTTATTTAAATAAAGGAGAAATAATATGATTAATAAAATTGAAAGCAATGAATATCTTAATAAGGCAAATTTAATTAAATATCTCACACAGCTTCAAAGTAAAATGTCGGCAAATATGATACCTGAAAAGCCTAAGTGTGTTAAATCTGAAAGTTATGCTAAAGGTGTACTTGATGGTATGAGTAATATTATCAAGTATATTACATATATTACACCTGATTTTAAAATAGATGATTAATAAAATTTGTTTTAAGGTAATAATTTAGGTATCAAAAAACAGATATATATAGTGTAAATATTTTCAAGGAGTGTAAAGTAGAATGGATAAAGAAGCTATTCGTCAATACAAAAAAGAAACTTACGAGTTATATAAACGATTACATTTGTGTACCGCTTGTCATCAACAAGATGCTTATACATTAAATGGACGTGCACTTTGTTTTGAATGTGGAGAAAAAAACAACGCAAGAATAAAGGATAGGTATAAAAATAATGCTGATGTTAGAGCAAAAGAAAAAGAGTATAGGCAACAACTCCGAGAAAAATACAAGGAAAATAAATTGTGTACAAGGTGTGGAAAACCACTTGAATTTGATACAACAAAAAAATCCTGTAAGCGGTGTCTTGCAAAAATGAGACAACGTGCATCTGAATATAGAATGAAAAAAGGAATTATGCCAAGAGTGTTGTTTGATGGTACGGAAAGGTGTGTAATTTGTGGTAAACAAGAAATTGTAAAAGGTTATAAGATGTGTAATAAACATTTACCTATCTTTCAGAAAACAATGTTAAAAAACAGAAAACAAATTAATAATTATTTTATTAAAGCGAATCGTGCTTTTTGGGAGGCTAAAAATGCAACAAATTAAATCAAGAGAAAGAGTATCAAAATATGGAGAAGTATTCACAAATGAACGAGAAGTTAAGGCGATGTGTGATTTAATACCGCCTGATGTATGGGAAAATATCGAAAGTAGTTTCCTTGAACCCTGTTGTGGCGAAGGAGTATTTATACTTGAAATCTTAAAAAGAAAATTTTCACATTGTAGGACAAAGAAAGATTATACAACAGCATTGCAGTCGGTTTATGGAATGGATATTCAGGCTGATAATGTAGAAAAATGTATAAGCAACATCGTTGATTTGTGCAAGGTTACTTTTCCAATAACTAAGGCACAAATAGAAATAATAAATAACCATATTGTTCAAGCAGATTCACTAAAAATTATAGACATGATGGCAACTATAAATAATATGGGTGCAGTAAATATTAATTTTATAAATAAGGAGGAATCAGAATGACAAACTACGAAAAAATCAAGAATATGACGGTTGCGGAAATGGTGATGTTTATCGACTTTGAAGGTACTTGTAATTATTGCGTATACGCTAATGATGATAATTGCAAAGGACTTAAATGCCGAGAGGGTGTAAAAGCGTGGCTCAATCAGGAGGTAGAAGAATGAACGCAAGATTTAATCCAGAGGAATTTGTAAAGGAACGCAACGAAGCGTTATTCAGCCTTGACCGAAAGAAGAACGAGGCGTATATGAAAAAATATTGCGTTCCTGAACCACATAGCGAAAGAATCTTTTGGGCAATGGTTTACAAGGCTATATGCAATATAGTAGATGTACCGCCAGAAGTTAAAGTGAAAGCTAAGGCTTGGCTCAAAGAGCACGGATTCAAGGAGGATATATGATGAGAGAAATATTATTCATAAGAGCACAAGGTGAATTTTGTAAGATTAGAGATTTTCTCCGATTGCTACAATGCCTTGCCAGCAATTGCACGAAGATACAATTCTGGCAAAGGATGGCTTGATTAATGGATAATAAATTAAAAATTCGTGAGATATGCGGTGATTATGCGTTAGATATACCGTTCGTAGACGGTAGTGTATACACGATATACTTTAATTCAAAGCGAAATGCAGAAACAGTTAAGCATATTATCGAAGTTGACGGTAGTAAACCCAATAATGATTTGTATAACTATTGTCCTTATTGTGGGGCTAAAATGGATTTGGAGAGGTGTAATATAGATTGGCAACAAGAAAGCATATATCAAAATCTACAAGACTAAAAGTTTACGAAAAATACAACGGTCATTGTGCTTATTGTGGTTGTGAACTTGCGTTAAAGGACATGCAAGTTGACCATATACAGAGCGTGTATTGGTATGACGGTGCAAACGATATTGAAAATTATAATCCTGCTTGCAGAATGTGTAATTTTTATAAATCTACAATGTCGGTTGAAGATTTTAGAGAACAGTTGGGTAAAATACTATCAAGGTTAGAAAAGGTTTTTATTTTTCGTTTGGCAAAGAAATACGGGTTAATCAAAGAAACACAAGAACCCATTAAGTTTTATTTTGAAGGCGTAAGAACAGATGATTAAATTTTATTGCAATAAGTGTGGCATAGAATTAAAGGTAGAAAATCGCAGAAAAGTAAAAATGCTAATAAGTTTCTACGGGGAAATTAATTTGGATTTCTGCGAAAATTGTTTTAAAGAGGTTATTGGTGATATTGAATATTGTGAACTAATAAAAAAAGAAACAGAGTATAAGAAAAGACTTGAAGAACGGAAAGTAGAAAGAAGTAAAAATAATGCTTGACTTAAAATTGAAACCTTGTCCTTTTTGTGGTGGTTTTCCTAAAATTATTGTTTGTGATGATGAAGGCAATATTCATTCAGAAGACTATATAGATAATCCTTATAGTGGAATTGGATTTATGTTAGAACACAATATAGAGGACAATCCAAACTGTCCTATTGCTAATCATAGTGGTGAACCATGTGGTTGCACGATATATGATACATTAGATGAGTCTGTGAACACTTGGAATAACAGATATAAAAACACAGAACCCGTGTCAGGGGATTGGATTATTAAGGTTCAATAAGTAGATAGAATCTCTACTAAAATCATTGCAACTTAACATGAGATGAATGTTTTAAATATTGTATGTAGCGTAGTATATAAAACAAATGAAAGTAAGTGGTAAGATTGTTAGCAAGACTTAAAGACGGAACACAAGAATTTGTCAGAGATGAAGATGATTTAATAAATCTTATTGAAGATAGACTTGGTAAAGATATTTCAGATGAAATAAAATCTATTATTGAAGATTCAAAAAGTGAATTGCGTGAATTGCAGAATGAATTGGAACTTGAGCAAGATGACGATATGTACGAGTTAGAATCTGCATTAGACAATATTCGTGATTTAGCAGATGATTTAATAGATGAACTTTCAGCTTTGCCTAAACTACAAGAAAAAGTAAGGGAAATTAAGTGTTTGGCACTTTGTTAAAGGAGAACAATAAATGAGAAAGAAAGTAATAGCATTAGTTATTAGTTTAGGATTATTAATAACTTTGGTCGGATGTGATGATGATATTCTTCAAGAGGAAAGTTGTTACTATGAAAGCTCTATGTTTATAACCGTTGAGCGAGCAAGAAATTGGAACATTGTTTATCATAATAAGACTAAAGTTATGTATGTTGTATCAAATAGTGGTTATAACTATGGCAACTTTGCATTGCTTGTTGATGCAGATGGTAAACCTATGCTTTATAAAGGGGAATAAAATAATGAATGATAATTTAAAGTCTTGTCCATTCTGTGGTGAAAGCTATGTATATATTAGAACTTTGAAAACTCGAAATGATATTTTATGTAATCCCCATATTTATTGTCCTGACTGTGGACTTATCTTTTTATATGATTACGGCGATACTGAGGAATCTGTACTCATAAGAAAATGGAATAAAAGAACTAAAAATATATAAATAATTGGAGGACAAAATGACAAATAGAGAATACATAAAGAGTTTACCAATAGAAAAGCTTGCTAAAATTATTGTTATAGAAGAACCATATGACGATATGATATTTTATGTTGCATCAAATGGGAAAAGATTTATGTTTCGTGATGAAGCGATAGATGAAAATATAGAATGGCTTAATAGTAAAAGAAACGGCAAAAGCTATTTGGAAACTTTGTTTAGTTTGTAATTATAAAGAATAATAAAAAATTAAAGGAGTATCAATATGAAAATTTTAATTAAATCAATAAGCAATCCTGAAGTTCCTTATCCAGAAGAGCCTGAAAAGAAAAATATATCGGCTTATTTTAAGTATGATGAAAGACATAATTGCTATTATATTATGATTGTTGTTATTCAAGAATTAGTTGATTTTTTTGAAGATATTGAAAAGGTTGAGAATAATATGTTCGAAGGGTTTGTGTTTAGACGGGCAGAAGCTTTTGAAATAGAAAAATATGGTTATTATTGGGTGCTTGAAATATATAATAATTGTAGAGAATAATATGAAAAACAAAGGGGATATTCAAATGCTATATTTAGATAATGCTGCAACAACAAAACCTAATCTACCAGTGTTAAATGCAATAATCAAAAGTTTTCAAGATTATTATAACCCATCTTCTCTTTATTCTTCTGCAAAATGTGTAAAAGAGAAAATAGAAAAAGCAAGAGAATATGTTGCTCAATCTATTAACGCAGAACCTAATGAAATTTATTTCACAAGCAGTGGAAGTGAAGCCAATACTTGGGCTCTAAGAGGTTTTTTTGATAAACAGATACAGACAGAAGAAACAGTTTATTGTTTTTATTCAAAGACAGAACATAAATCAATTACATCAACAGTGTTAAATATTGAAAAGCAAGATAAGTTTACACATTTTTTTGGTTTTAAAATTCCTGTTAATAAACAAGGGTTTGTTGATAGTAAAACACTAATAAATGAGATTAAAGAAGTTAATTATTATAATACTAACGAAGTACCTTATCCAAGCTTGATAAGTGTTCAATATGTAAATTCAGAATTAGGAACAATTCAAAATATTAAAGAATTAGCTGAAACAGCACATAAATACAATGCAGTTTTTCATTGTGATGCTGTACAAGCATATGGACATATTTCAATAGATGTTAAAGATTTAAATGTAGATATGATGAGTTTTAGCGGTCATAAAATAGGCACACCAAAAGGAATAGGTTTTCTTTATGTAAAGAATGGTATAGAGATTGCTCCTTTAATATGCGGAAGTCAAGAACAAAATATGCGTGGAGGAACTGAAAATGTGCCATACATAATTGGATTAGGCGAAGCTGCTAAACTAATCGAAAAGAATATGCGATACAATGAATATCTTGATAATATAAAAAAGTATTTAATACAACAATTAAAAGAAAATTTTGATTGTACAGTAAACACACCTGAAAAATCAGTATCTAACATTGTAAATATTACATTTAATCATAATATAACAGGTGAAAGCTTGGTTTATATGTTGGATATGGCAAATATTTATATTTCAACAGGTTCGGCTTGTAATTCACATAGCAATAAGCCTTCGGCTACATTAAAAGCAATAGGACTTACAGATGAACAAGCACTTAAAACAATAAGAATTTCATTACCAAATGATAATTCTATTACCGAATCTAATATTGATATGTTTATAAATGAGCTTATTAAATGTGTAAGTCTTACCGATAAAGATTTTAAAAGGAGAAATTAATGTTTAGAGTATATGATAAAAAGAAAAAGAAATTTTTATATGACGATGTGTTTCTTGGTAGTGACGATGTAATATTTAAGTATAATTGTGGCTTTTTAAAATCTTATTTAAGAGTGTTGTCTGCAAATAGATATGTTTTTCAAAATTGCATTGAAATTCCCGATGTAAATAACCGTCTTATCTTTGAGGGAGATGAGGTAAAATATAAACTTGATTCTAAAACTGTTCAGGGTATAGTATCCTATGTTTCTCAAATTGCTTCTTATATGATTATAGACCATAAAGACCAAATTTGTTATCCAATAAGAGCAAACGGTGATGAATTAAATGTTGAAATTGAGGTTATTGGAAATGTTTTTGAATACAATAATAAAACTTAATAGAATTTAGGAAGGATTTGAAGATGAAAACTTTTATAGTTTTAAAGAATAAAGAAAATTATATAGAAATAGTCAGTACAAGAAAAGGTGGTTGGATGCGTGAATATCAAAGATTTCTTGATGATGGATTTAAAGATATAGGAAAAATTCAAACTGATATTGTTGGCAAAAATGTAGATTATTTAATAGATGATTTGCTTTTGAGGGAGCAATATATAAATAAAATTAAAAAATTAGTTAAGAGGTAATTATGAATAATTTTACAATATATCTTGCTGGTGCTATGACTGGGTTGACTTTTAAAGCGATGACAGATTGGCGAATAAAAATCAAACAAGAACTACTTAAAATCTCAGCAAAAAGTTTAACTGTAATAAATCCTGTTGATTATTATAATTTTACATATCCACAACATGACTCCGAAAAAGAAGTTATGGAATATGATTTGTGGAGATTGAAAAATTCAAATTTAGTCATTGTGAATTTTAATAAGCCTGATAGTATAGGTACGGCTATGGAGTTAATGTGTGCTAAAGAAAACAATATACCAATAATAGGCTTATGTGAAAATAAATATTACACTGATGTACATCCTTGGCTGAAAGAATGTTGTAATAAAGTTTTATTTACAATGAAAGATTTAATAAATTATGTTTCTGAATTTTATTTAATGGAATAAAAAATATTTAAAAAATTTCATTTCAAACTTATAATTCATACCTCAAAAAACAGATATATATAATGTACGATTTTTTTCGTACAAAATTTCAGAAAGGTGGTTGTTTAAATGGCAACAAATACAAAAAATAACATCAAGAAAAAAGATTGGGTATCAACATTTACTTTGGTTGGCAAGGCTATTATTAAAAATAATTCATTTGAGATTGATGCTCAATCTAAGAAATCGAATTGGGTTTACAACTCTTTGAATCTTGGTATTGATTGTGGTGAAAAGTATGGTGTAATTTACACATCAATGATGGGTGGTTACGACAAACAGAGGACAGATAATGTTATTCGTACAAAAGGTAAAGATGAAGAAAATCCAGATAGAACAGATTATACAAAGAGTATAGTAATTGCATGGGAAGATAGATTTAACGAAGATATTCTTGCTACTGTCGGAAACGACCAATTTTACTGCGTGGGTTTGGAAAAGGTAGCTGAGGGAGAAAATAAAGGTAAAACATTTTATAAGAATTTTCTTAGTACATATGATGCTATTGCTTACATAAAAGAACATATTGTTAATGGAATGATAGTAAGAGTTACTGGTGACCTTCAATATAGTGAGTATCAAGGCAATGTGCAAGTTAAGAAAAATATCAAGAGCATTGTTTTGAGTAATGTTGAAAGTGAAAATGATTTTAAGGCAACTTTTAGGCAGTCTGTTCTTATAGATAAGGAATCAGCAAGTTTGAAAAATATTGATAAGGATAAAGGCATTATGTATGTAGATGCTAAAGTTCTCGATTATGTAAAAGAGATAAATGGAGTAGAGTATAGAGGAAATTATCCATATACAAAAACATTTGAATTTAAAATGGACTTTTCCAATGAGGTTTTAACAAGAAAAACTTTTAATGTTTTGTTTAAAGTAAAGAAAGGTTATACACAGATTACTTTTGAAGGAATATTTATCGAAGGCGGAGCTACTGTAATGCCGACCGTTGATGATATTCCAGATGACATTAAGGAACTTATAAATATTGGTTGTTATACAGAAGAAGAAGCTTTGAAACTTTGTGCTACAAATGGCAAGAATGAAAAAAGAATGGTTCTTATCAAGCCTTATATTCGTAAAAGATACAATGATGATGGCACAACAACTAATATTGTACAGAGATTTGAAGAAAGATATACTGACGAAGATTTGTATATTGACATTCCTAAGATAGTAGACAGTGCAAATGAAGTAGCAGATAAGACTAATCTTGATAATATCATAGATAGTTCTAAATCTGATAATAAGACAGAAAGTTCAGAAGATGATATGTCTTGGCTTGATGAAATTTAAGTAAAAATTCTAATAATTTAAAATTCTAATTTTATAAGTAATATTTGTCTATATATAGTGTGTTTAATTATAATAATACACTATATATAGTATACAAATTTAAATAAAATAACAAGTAAAAGTAGAAAGAGGTAATTAAATGAAATATGGTTGTAAAAATAAGTTAAAGGTAAATCCGCTTGCATATAATCTTATGTTGATAGGAGAATCGGGCATAGGAAAAACTACTGTAATCAAAGAATATTGTGATAGGCTTGCACCTGATAAATATATATTTTTGGAATGCGGTAAAGAAGATGGCGCTGATGCTATTGATGGGATTAATTATATAAATTGTCCTGAATGGGATATGGATTATGATAAAAATACAAATAGTGTTGGATTTGCTACATTTATAGATGATGTTGTAGAAAATAGAACTACTGAATGGTCTGATTTGAAAGTAGTTGTAGTTGATACATATGACGAGTTGTTTGCTATTGCTGAACCAGAAGTTATTCGTATGCACAATAGGCAAAATCCTGATAAACGAGTAGATTCGATAAAAGCTGCCTTTGGTGGATTTCAAGGAGGCGAAGATAAAACATTAGAAATTGTTTTGGACAAGTTATGGGAACTAAAGCATATGGGTATATGCTTTATACTTATAGGACATACTAAAACCCGAAATATGACAGACCCAGTAACAGGACAAGAATATCTTCAGCTTACAACAAATCTTCCACAGAAATATTTTAACGGAATAAAAACCAAGGTTCATATTCTTGGTGTTGCAAGTATAGATAGAGAAATCGTAAAAGAAAAGACAGGTAAAAAAGATTTTGTTACTAAAAAGGATATTGAAAAGGGTGTTGTAACAAATCAGACAAGGAAGATTACTTTTAGAGATGATAATTATGTTATAGATAGTAAATCTCGTTTCGCTGATATTGTACCAGAAATTCCACTAAATGCCGATGCACTTGTAAATGCTATAACCAATGCAATAACAGCAGAAATGAATAAGTCTAATACAAATAAATCCTTTGATGAAATAAAAAAAGAACAAGAAGCGGCGGAAGCTGAGAATCTTTTAAAATTAGCTGAAAAGGAAAAGATAAATAAAGAAAATAAGGAAATAGAAGGACTTAAATCTAAGATTGTTGAATATGTTACCGAGAATAAAACCAATATGGCTGTCGTAAAACCAATTCTTGAAAAGTGTGCAGAATATGGCTATAAGAATCCTATGCAAATTATGGACTTGGAGGCTATGAAAGCTGTTGCAGCAATGATTGAACAATAATTAAACTGAATGTCCTCTTGTCTGCAATATTAGTAGTTAGATTAGTATTGCAGACAAAGTAAGGGGTGATAAATTATAGAAAAGGAAAATCAAGAATGGAATAAACTTTATAATTTTGTAAAATTCGATATTTTTGCATATCAAAACGAGGAATTACCTTCTAATATAATTTTAAAACTTAAAAGCCTATCTACCAATGAATATATATATCATTCAAATAGCAAGATTATTTATTCGTATAATGTGATTTATATGGCATTTAAATCTTGTTTAAGCACAATAAAGTATTCCATAAGTAGTAAAACTTTTAATGATGATATGCACAAGTTTAATTATATAGTGAAAATTGTCAAACCTCGTATTGTCGAAATAGATAAAAAGATAAAAAATCATAACAGAAAATTAAAAGAGAAAGAAAGAATTGTAGATGAAGCATTATATAGGAGCTTGGATATAGACAAATTTCAATCTCAATATACAAAAAAGACAAAGGAGTATCATAATAAAATTTTTGATGATATTTGGTAAGAGGTGTTTAATTGGTTGCAGGAAATTGTAAAACAACACCATTTATACAAGAACAAATTGAAACTTATAACAAGGTAAAGGAGTATAAAGTAAACTGTGAGGCTAATATAGTTTCTTGTATCTATAAGAATCCTAATCTAATACATAATGTAAATTTAAAAATAAATGAATTTTCACATAACATATGGCGTGTATATTATCAAATTGCATATGATATTGTTGTACGAGAGTTCAAAGATGTTCTTGACGATATAACGGTTGGATTATATCTTGAAAAACATAATAAATTAAAAGAGAAATTTGACGAATATGGCGGTTATGGCACAATAGAAAGTGCTTGTGGTTATGTCCAAACTTCAAATTTTAATGGATATGTTGACGAATTAAGAAAATGGAATGTGGTAATTGAACTATGTAAGAAAGGATTCCCTGTTAAAGATAATCTTAGTCATTATGTAGATTGTACGGCAGAAGAAATATATTCAGAATTTGAAGCTTTACTTAATAATGTATTTGTTAATGTAGATTCTGAGATTAAGTCTTATGACATTTGTTATAAGATTGATGAACTTATCGAAAAAATGGATAAAGGTATGTTCATAGGTATGCCCTATTATAATATACCCACTCTAACGCAAGAAACAGGCGGACAAGTATTAGGTAATATTACTTTGGTTGGTGGACTTTCAAATGTAGGTAAATCAACTTTCTGTCGTACAGTTACCATTCCAGAGATTATAAAAAACAATGAAAAAATAGTCATTATGGTTAATGAAGATTCTTATGAAAAATGGCAAAGAGAACTATTAGTATGGATATGTAATAACATTTTTAGTTTCGATATTCAGAAATATGTAGTTCGTAATGGTAATTATACAGAAGAAGTTAGAAACGCTTTGTTAAAATCTGCTGAATGGTTAAAAGAAAATACTAAAAATCATACAGTAACAATTATTCCTTTTAATAGCTATCAAACACAAAAGGCTATTAAAGTAATTAAAAAGTTTGCAAATATGGGAGTTAAATATTTTTTACTTGATACTTTTAAAATGGATAGTGGTAGAGTAAATGAAAATAGTTGGCTTGCAATGCAACAATCTATGGTAGATATTTTTGATACAGTTAAGTCTGAAAGCTTGAATGTACATATATTGATTACATTTCAGCTTAATAAAGGTAGTGTTCATCAAAGATATTACACACAAGATAATATAGGTATGGCGAAAAATATTGTAGACCCTGTTTCAACCTGTATTATGATTCGTGATGTATATGATGATGAATATGCTGGCGAAAGTAAAGAACTAAAAGTATATCGTTTAGATGGTAAAAATAAACGAACTAAAATAGAAGTAACACTTGATAAGAATAAGCGTTATCAAATATTGTTTTTAGTGAAGAATAGAGAGGGTGCAGCGAACACTTATCAGATTGTCTTGGAACATGATTTATCAAGAAACATTATTAATGAAATTGGTATAACTCAAGTTTTACCTGATTTTTAATAGTAGGGGTGATAGAAATAGATACCATATCTTTAAAAAAATATATAGTTGAAAATAATAAGATTGAATTTGTTTTACAAGAAATTGGTTGTCATAATATTAAATATCACCCCTTAAAAAATTATTACACTTGTTCTAATTATAATGGTGATAACCCAACAGCTATAAATGTATTCAATGATGATTATATTAAAGTTGTTAATTGGACACGCAGTAAAAATTTTGACAAAGCTTCAGATATTATAACCTTAATAGAATATAACAAAAATTGTTCTTTTATAGAAGCATTAAAGTTTTTACATAAAATATTAGAATTAGAATATAATGGATATTCTAAAAAAAGCGAAATAAAAGTTAAAAACCCTTGCGAACTTTTTAAGAGAATTAAAGATAGTGTAAGAGGAAAAGGTTTCGATGTTAATGAAATCAATTATTTAGATGAAGATTTATTAGATGATTTTGTTCCATTACTTCATATTAATTGGTTCAAAGAAGGTGTGATGCCTTGGAGTGCTGATAAGTTTGGATTGTCTTATTCTTATAAACGGAAAAGAATTATAGTTCCTTTGAGACATTGGATGACTGGCAAATTGTTAGGAACTAATATGAGGACGGTTATACCAGATTATGCCGAGTTAGGTATAAAAAAATTTCTGATAACTCCCTCATATCCTAAAAGTTTAAATTTATTTGGTTTATATGAAAATTATAAATCAATTCAAGAAGCTGGTTATGTAGTGATTTTTGAGTCTGAAAAAAGTGTAATTAAACGAGATAGTCTAAATGATTCTACTTGTGTTGCACTATCAGGTCATACAATATCAGAAGAACAAGTTAGAATATTGATAGGGTTAAATGTAGACATTGTAGTCGCACTTGATAAAGATATACCTATTGAGGAGGTAAGAGATATATGTAATAAATTTTATGGTGTTAGAAATGTTTATTATATATGGGATAAATGGAATTTACTTAGAGAAAAAGACAGTCCTGCTGATGCTTTAAATAAAATATATCAGTTTTTAATGAAATATAAAATTAAATTTGATGATAAAGAACATAAAGAATATTTGAAAGGATTATAAAGGAGAAGATAAATGATTAATACTGAATTAATAAGAGCGCAGATTGAAACTTCAGAGGATTGGCGTGGATGGTGTAAAAAGATTCCTGAATTGCATTTTGACAACGACTGGAATGTTAGAATTATACCTCCATTTGCAGGTGCATTAACTCGTTTTGTAATTTCTAAAAATAATAAAAGTGTATCAGTATATTTTGATGGATATTCAAAACTTGGTTTTATGTATGATGAAAATGACAATCCTATCCCTTATTTTGAAATTTATTCTTCGACCGATTCAGATGTAAGAAGATATTATTTAAATGAAACTGAGAAAATGATGAAGGATATAAGAGAAGTCTTAAATAATTAAAATGTTAAATAAAATTATGAAATTAAAAGGGTTAAAGCGAGGAGTAATAAATATGTGCATAACAAAACTTTAGATAGAATAGAAAAAACGAAAAAGGTGAAATATGTCAAGATTATCAAAAGAACAATTAACAGTTTTGATGAAAAAAGAAAATGTAACTCGACTATGGTCTTGGAGTAAGGTGAATACATTTTTAACATCTAAATATGAATATTTTTTAAAATACATAAAGCATATTCCAGAAGATAGGACAGATTGTGTCTATGCACCACTTGGCAGTATTTGTCATTCTGCACTTGAAAAGTATTATACAAATCAGATTAAATATGATGATATGATAACTGATTTTGAAGATGGTTGGACTATGAATATTGATGTTATTAATCTGAAATTTGATAGAAATGATGAAGATAAAAATAAAAATATTTCTGAGAAGTATAAATATAATCTTAAACATTTCTTTAAACATCATAAACCCATAGAGTATAAAACTAACATTGAAAAATTTATTTCAGTTAAAATAGGTGAAAATTTATTTCAAGGATATATAGATTGTTGTTATAAAGATAACGAGGGAAACATTCATATTATAGACTTTAAGACCTCAACAAAGTTTTCAGGAAAGACAATAGAAGAAAAATTAGGGCAATTAGTAGTTTATGCCACTGCATTAATTCAAGCTGGTATACCTATTGAAAAAATAAAAATTGGTTTTAATTTTCTTAAATATTGTACCGTTGAATATGAACAATCTAACGGTACAAATAAAAAAAGAGATATTGAAAGATATAAGATTGGCGATTCTTTAAAAAGTAATGCTAAGATGTGGCTTAAAAAGAACGAATATTCTGAAAAAGAAATAGAAAGTTATTTAAATATGTTAATAGAAACAAATGATATTATTTGTTTACCGCAAGAGATTCAAAACAAATATGTTTTTTCAGATTGTTATGTTTATGTCCCATTAACACAAAAACTTATAGATAAATGGAGCAATGATATTATTGCTACGATTAAAGATATTGAAGCAAGAGAAAAAGATTATCAACAAAATCAAAATGAGAAGATATTTTGGGATAATGAAGAAGATATAAAGAAAGAAAGTTATTATTTTTCTGCCTCATGTGGTTATAGTGGTGCTATTCATAAACCTTACGGTGAATATCTTCAAAAGTTAAAAGACAAAGAAAATGGTAAAGAAAATTTATTTGATGGGATTGGTAGTGATGCTGAAAAAGATGTATCTAATGAAAGTATGTCAGAATGGTACGATTTAAGTTGGTTAGATAATGTTTTGTGATGAGGAATAGAGAAAGGAATAATAAAAACAAATAATTGATAATGTGATAATTACAAAATTGTTGGGAGTAAAGTAGAAAATGATTAAGGAATATGAAAATTATCATAAACACGATTCTATATCGAACATATTTACCCCAGACACCCATATTAAAACAATAGATTATATTAACAGAATAAAAGAGTTAGGTTATGGTTGCTATTATACAACAAATCATGGGTCTGGTGGAGATGTGTTTGAGTCTTTAACCTTGTGTAGGCAAAATAATATTCGTTGTTTATATGGGATAGAAGGATATATAGTAAAAAATCCATTAGAAAAAGATAAAAGAAATTATCATATAGTAATTATTCCTGTTGATAATGTAGCAAGAAAAAAAGTCAACTTGATTGTTAGCAAAGCAAATATAGAAGGGTTTTATTATAAGCCAAGATTCTTTATAGAGGATTTATTAAAGTTAAATCCAAATGAAGTATATATTACTACAGCTTGTGTTGCAGGTATTTTAAAAGATGAAGATTCAATTAAAAATATTTTTATACCATTAATGCAACATTTTGGAAAAAATTTATTTCTTGAAGTACAAAATCATTGTGAAGAAACTCAGATAACTACAAATAAAAAATGCTTATTATTATCAAAAAAATTTAATCTTAAACTTATTGCAGCCAATGATAGTCATTATATATATCCAGAACAAGCGAAAGATAGATTGAATTTTTTAAAAGGTAAGGGAATTGATTATGGTAATGAAGATAATTATTTATTAGATTTTCCTGATTATGATACTATGTTTAATAGGTTTAAAAATCAAGGTGTTTTAACTGATGAACAAATAATCGAAGCAATGGCAAATACACTTATTTTCAGGAATTGTGAAGATATTGATATTGATAAAAATATAAAAATGCCAAGCATATATCCTAATTTTACACCAGATGAAAAAATAAATGAACTAAAAAAACATATTGCTAAAAAATTTAAAGTTATTGTCAAACAAGAAAACATTGCTGGCGATGAATTAAATATGTATAAGCGTGGTATCGTAGATGAAATGAAAGTAATCAAAGATACAAAAGAAATAAACACAGCAGATTATTTCTTGCTTAATGAAAAGTTAGTTGACTTAGCAGTTAATAAATATAATGGCGTTTTGACAAAAACAGGGCGTGGTTGCTTTACAAAAGAAGCTTTAGTATATACAAAACAATCAATGAAAACATTAGACACTGTGAATATCGGTGATGAAGTGCTGTCATCAGACGGGAAATGGCATAGAGTATTAAATACATTTTCTTACGATATTGAAGAACCAATGATTGAATTTGAGTATTATAGGCAAGGAAGCTTGTGTAAAAAATATAAAAGTATATGCACATTAGACCATAAAATATTGGTTAATAGAGGTGATAATATTGGTTACATAAAAGCTGAGGAGTTGCAAATTGGTGATTTAGTGTGTTTGCCCAAAATTAAACATAAAGATGAATTTAATAAAATTGTTGTTGATTTAAATAAGTACAATGATTTTGAATTTAAACAAGATGATAATTTTTGGTATCTTCCAATAACTAAAATTATATCTCATAAAAAAATGAGGACAATGGTTTATGATTTAACTGTCGAAAACAATCATAGTTATACAATCAATAGTATTGTAGTTCATAATTCTTGTGGAGGATTTTATATAAATAAGATACTTGGTATGACTCAATTAGATAGATTTAAACTTGATGTTAAATTATATCCAGAACGATTTATGAGTACAGCAAGACTTCTTGAAAATCATGCACTTCCTGATATTGATTATAATGTAGTATCACAAGAACCATTTGTTAAGGCTGCCAAAGAGTTGCTTGGTGAATATGGATGCTATCCTATGATTGCTTATGGAACTATGCAAATAGGTGAAGCTTTTCGTAATGTATGCAGAACTCATGGACTTGAGTACGATGAATATAATGAAATTGCAAAAGAAATAGAAATTCATATTGATGATAATAAATGGAAACCATTTATTGACGAAGCTAATAAATATGTAGATACCGTTGTGTCAGCCTCTATTCACCCATGTGCTTATCTCTTAGATAATAAAAATTTACAAGAAGAATATGGTGTGGTAAGAATTGGGGATAATATTTGTGCTATGATTACTTCTGGCGAAGCAGACGAATATAAAATGCTCAAAGATGATTTTCTTCTTGTGACAGTATATAAGCTTATAGATGAAACATTCAAATTAATTGGAAAACCAATTATAACAGTTAAAGAATTATTTGAATCATTAAATGATAATATTTGGGATATTTTTGAAAAAGGACTAACTTGCACTTTGAATCAAGTAGATGGTGATTGGGCAACCTCATTGTTAAAAAAATTTAAACCAAAAACAATTTCAGATATGGCAATGTTTGTTGCTTGTTTAAGACCATTTTTTGAGCCTTGGAGAGATGGATTTATTAAAAGAGATAAATTTAGTACAGGTTCTTCTTACTTAGATAAAATATTAACTTCTACAAAGTCATATATTATATTTCAAGAAAATTTAATGCAATATTTTGAATGGCTTGGTGTAACACCAGCAGAATCTATTGGTTTGATTAAAAAAATATCTAAGAAAAAAATTCATCCTGAAGATTTTAGAGCGTTAGAAAATCGAATTAAAATTAAGTGGATTGAAAATACTGGTTCTATTGATAATTTTGATGAAACATGGAGTATGATTCAAAGTTGTATGGCGTATGGGTTTTGTGTATCTGGTAATACAAAACTTCTTAAAAATAGAAATGGTAACGATTATGTTCCAACTATAGAAGAAATGTACAATATCAAGAATAATCGCCAATATGCTCTAAAAAACGGTCATTTAAGTCTATATAAGAAGTATAGAAGTTATGGCTATGGCAAAGGATTGTCTTTATGGGATGATGGTATGTTACACGAAAATGATATTGAAGATATTCATTTTACTGGTATACGTAAGGTTTATCGTGTAATCACAGAAAGTGGAGCTACTATTGACTGCACAGATAATCATAAGTTCCCTACACCAAATGGTACTTTTGAACTAAAAGGATTAAAGTTAGGAGATTGTCTATATGTAAACAAGCAATATGAAAGAGGTTTGATGGTTGATATAGAAAAAATTGTTTCTATTGAATATATTGGGGAAAAAAATGTATATTCTGTAACAATGGCTGCTCCGAATCATACATTTGTAGTAGATAGTGGAATCGTAACAAGCAACTGTTCAGCCCATGCTGTCGCAACGGCTGTTGATAGTTTATATGGTGCATACTTGAAAGCAAATTATCCATTAGAATATTATACAGTGGCTTTATCAAACTATGCTGATGATACAGATAGAACGCATAAATTAGTCAACGAACTATCTTATTTTAATATAAAACTATTGCCAATCAAATTTGGTAAATCATCTTCTGAATATACAATGGATAAAGAAACAAATTCAATCTATAAAGGAATAGAATCTATTAAATATTGTAATTCTAAAATTGCTGAAGAATTATTAGAGTTGTCAAAACATAAAACTTATAAAACCTTTATAGAATTATTAGATGATATAACAACAAAAACCAGTATAAATTCAAGACAATTAGAAATCTTAATAGGGTTAAACTTCTTTTCAGATTTTGGAAACAATAAATATCTTTTAAATATTTATAACCTTTATAATGGAATTAAAGAAAAAGGAAAAACAATTTTACCTTCATTTAGAAATTGTAGTGTTATTTCTAAAAAAAATATAGATAATTATTCTACATATGGTTTATCTGAATATCTTGTGAAAAAATATTCTAATAAAGAAACTCAATCTCAATATAGAGAAATAGATAATATAGGTTTATTATCTGAACTTTGTAATAAGATAGAAAATAAATCTATGAATGTTATTGAACAAATGAAATTTGAAAAAGAATATTTGCAATATATAGAATACATCAATCCTAAGATTTCAGAAGATTATTATGTAGTCATTGACTTTAAAATTTATAAAAATTCTACTCAACCTTATTTAATAGTAAGAAATATCTCATCAGGCGAAGAACTTAAAACAAGAATTAAGCGTGGTAACATTTATAAATCTAAACCTTTTGGAGAGTTTTCAATATTAAAAATCTATGGATTTATCTGGGATTTTAAAAGAAAAAAAGTTGGTGACGATTGGATAATTACAGACGAAAAAGAGCCGATATTAGAAGAATATGAAGTTATAAAAAATGAGGAGTAATACATATGTGTATAGTAAAACTTTTGCAAGGTGATTGTTTGGAATTGATGAAGAAAATTCCTGATAATTCGGTTGATATGATTTTATGTGATTTACCTTATAAAGAAACAGGAAATAAGTGGGATAAGCGATTTGTCTTAGACAAGTGTTTACAAGAATATGAAAGAATTATTAAAAAAGATGGATGTATTGCACTTTCAGGCACATTTAGATTTGGAGTACAACTTTTTAATTTAATGCCCCATTTGTATAAATATGATTGGGTATGGGAGAAGGACAATGGAACAAATGCTCCGAATGTTAATTATCAACCTTTAGAATACATGAATACATATATATATTCGGAAAGGGTAGAGTAACAAATGGTACGAGAGTTCCGATGAAATACTTCCCTCAAAAAACAAGTGGAAAACCTTATTGTCAGAAATCAGGAAGAATGAGTGAAAATTGGAAAGGTGGACTCGGTACAGTTGTAACAAATAACGAGAGTGGACTTAGACATCCTAAAACAATACAAAAGTTTATTAGAGATAAGGGTGGATTACATCCGACACAAAAACCAGTTGCATTAATGGAGTATTTAATAAAAACATATACAAATAAAGGCGACCTCATTCTTGATAATTGTATGGGTTCTGGTACAACAGGTGTAGCTTGTGTAAGTACTAATAGAAATTTCATTGGTATGGAATTAGATGAAAACTATTTTAATATTGCTAAAGAAAGAATAGAGAAAGCAAAAGGAATGAATAATATTGAAAGAAATAAAAACATTTGAATTTAAAGGAATTGTAAAAAAATGTGTTTGTGATTATCCAAACTTTAAAGCTTATGCTATTGATGTAGATAATATGAAATATCCAGATATAAAATTAAACAAATATCAAAATGTTAGTGTCATTGGCGATTTCCAGCCTTTGATTATTGATGTTACATATAAATTCAAAGCTATTGAAGAAGAAACAAAATATGGAATTAGTTATAAGGCTTTCATTGCTGAAAGAGAAGTACCTACAACGATTCAAGAAAAAGAAAAATTCTTAAAAGAAATTATCTCTAAAAAACAAGCCGATACTTTATTAGCTATATATCCAAACATTGTAGATAAAGTTATGAATAACGATTTAGATGATATAGATTTAGATAGATTATCAGGAATAGGCGAAAAAACATTTAATAAAATCAAAGAAAAAATCATTGAGAACTTTTCATTGTCTGCATTGATTGTTGAATATGGCGGTTGTCTTTCTAATAGTTTACTCCTAAAGCTACTTGATAAATATAAAACAATAGATAATATTAGATATAAACTTCAAAATGAACCATATAAAACTTTATGTAGTCTAAATAGGGTAGGTTTTAAAAAAGCTGATTCTATATTATTGTCAATAGACGATTTAAATGAAAAGAATAGACAACAAGAAATAGAACCGATAATCAAATTTGATGAAAAACTCATTTCAAGCAAACAAAGATGTATAGAAGCAATATTGTTTTTACTCAAAGAGAACGAATCCAAAGGTAATACAAAAGCTAACTTAATGGAATTGAGAAGTGAATGTTTTAAATTAGTTCCAGAGGCTTCAGATAATTTTGAAAATGCTATTATTGATGATAGAATTTATTATAATTCTGAAACATTGGAAATTGCTTCAAAGTATACTTATCAAATGGAATTTCACATAGCTCAAAAGATAAAAAATAATGTTTATAATCAAGATAATGTTTGGGATATAGATACAAAAAAATATAGAAATACAGGAGATATTACTTTAACCGATGAACAGATAGAAACATTGAATAAACTTTGTAAATATAATATTGTTATTCTTGAAGGCAAAGCTGGCACTGGTAAAACGAATACTATTAAAAGTATATTGAATATGTTGAGTGATAATAATAAAGCTTATGAGTTACTTGCACCAACAGGTAGAGCTGCTAAAGTTATGTCAAAATATACTGGTAGAGATGCTTCTACGATTCATAGAGAAATTGCTCATAACTTATTTAATAATAAAGATACACCTCAAGATGAATGGGATAAAATTATTTTTTCAAATGGCGTTGTTATCGTAGACGAATTTTCAATGGTTGATGTTTACCTATTTTATAAACTTCTTGAAAGTATTGATTTTTCAACAACAAAACTTTTGCTTATAGGTGACTCTTCGCAGATACCTTCAGTTGGTTGTGGTAACTTATTGAATGATTTTATTGAAAGTAAAGTAATTCCTACAACAACATTAACCCGAATTTTTAGATATGGTGAAGGTGGTTTGATGAAAGTAGCAACAGATACTCGTAATTCTAAGCCTTATTTAAATAATTCAATGAAAAATAAGATGACCTCTTTCGGTAAAGGTGATTATATTTTTATTGACACTAATAGTGAAAATATTACAAAGAATATAGTTGCACTTTATAAGAAATTATTAGATAAGGGTTTTTCCGTAGAAGATATTCAAGTTTTAAGTGCTAAGAATGTAGGCAACAGTGGTTCTATTGAATTAAACAATGAAATTCAAAAAATAGCCAATCCTAATTATGCTAAAAGCAAATTTATGAAAGTTGGAGATATTACATATTATATTGGAGATTTAGTTATTCAGAAACAAAATAATTATAAGGCTAAAATTGATGAAGATGATGTAGAGGAGGATATAGAAGATGATGTAGAAGATAGTGTAACTTTTATAGCAAATGGCGAATCAGGAATTATTGAAGATATAATTGACGGTGAAGTAATCATAAATTTTGATGGTTTTCGTATAAAATATACCCAATCTGATATGCAACTTGTTAAACTTGGATATGCTATAAGTATACATTCTTCTCAAGGTGGAAGTGCAAGAATTATTATTTTATGTACACCTAAAAGCCATACATTTATGTTAAATTCCAATCTTTTATATACAGGACTCACACGAATGAGAGAAAGATGTTTTCATTTTGGTTCTATCAATACAATAAATATTGCAGTTAAGAAAAAGGCTAATCTTTTAAGAAATACCTTTATGCTTCAAATGTTGACAGAATAAAAATTTCATTTCAAACTTATAATTCATACCTCAAAAAACAGATATATATAGTGTACGATTTTTTCGTACAGAATTTCAGAAAGGTGGTTCACATATATGATTACAAATTGCAAAACACACAAAAGAGGTTGGTGGGCAAAATGTCACCCACCGCCAGTAATAGGTGAAATCGTATAAATAAAAAATTCAAGGTTTAGTATCATAGATTGAATTTTGGAACTGTAAGAACGAGGAACAATAAATGAAAAAATTAATATTCAATTACAACAATAAGGCGTTTACTGATAGCACAATTATTGCAGAGGGTGCAGGTGTTGAACATAAAGCAGTAATCCAACTCATAAAAAATCACTATAATGATGTTTCAGAATTTGGAAAGGTCGCATTTCAAATGATACCTTCACCTAACAGCACGACAGGTCGGAAGATAAAAGTTTACCGATTGAACGAACAACAAGCAACTTTTGTGATATTACTTATGAAAAATACTAAATCCGTTGTAACATTTAAAAAGGAATTGATAAAGCAATTTCATTTTATTGAGTTATTAGGAGGTTAAATATTGAGAAAAGTTATTAAGCGAGATGGCAGAGAGGTTGAGTTTGATAAAAATAAAATCATCAATGCCATTCGGAAAGCCAATAAAGAAAGTGAGGCTAACGGTGAAAAAACTTTATCGGAAATTGAAATATCAAATATAGCTAATCGAATAGCAAGTAAAATAAAATATGGTAAAATAAACTATTCGGTTGAAGATATACAAGATATGAATGAAGAATATATAAATAGTTATGGCTGTTTTAAGTTAGCAAAAAGGTATACATTATATCGGTATAAAAGAAGTTTAGTAAGAAAAGGCAATACAACTGATGACGCTATTTTGTCATTAATTGATTTAAATAACGAAGAAATCAAGCAAGAAAATTCAAATAAAAATTCAACTATTATACCTACTCAGCGTGATTATATGGCTGGTGAGGTTAGCAAGGATTTGACCGACAGACTTTTATTGCCACAAGATATAGTCGAGGCAGATAAAGAAGGTATCATTCACTTTCATGATAAAGACTATTTTGCTCAGCATACATATAATTGTTGTTTGTGTAATCTTGAAGATATGCTACAAAATGGAACAGTAATAAGTGGCACTATGATTGAAAAACCTCATAGCTTTTCAACTGCTTGCACGATAGCAACTCAGATAATTGCTCAAGTGGCAAGTAGTCAATACGGTTTAAGGACTGCCGTATCCAAACAGTGTTAACTGTCACAACAGGGTTGTACTTTCAGTAGTACGGCTAACGAGGTAGATTGGAAAGGTTAATCTCGTGATTACTTTATTAAACAAGGTGGAATACCAATATGAGTTCAGAAGAAAAAATTGAAATGCTAAAAACAACAATAGAACAACTTTATAGTAAAGAAGGTCGTTCTATGAATTATATTAGTCATTTATTGCAAGTTAACAGACACAAACTAAGTTTCAAAATCAAAGAATGGAAGTTGCCTGAAGCTGAACCAAGACATCACTTCACGCCGTCTATTCAAAAATTCGTAAACAAAAACAGAAATCTAATCAAATCACGCTTGGATAATAATATTTCAATAACCAATATAGCTGATGAATTAAAAATATCAAGGACAATGTTGCAAAAAACCATTATACCAAACGATAAAATTCTAAATAAAGCACGAGAAGATTATATAAATCGGCAAAAGACTGAAGCTAATGAAGCAAAGCAACGAGCTATGAATATATCAAGTTTTAACTATGATATTGAAGATTTGCCTGATGAAATATGGAAATCAATTTTAGGTTATGAAGAATACATGATTTCAAATAAAGGTCGAATCAAACATTATGCGAAACGCTATAATTCATATCATCTTCTCACACCCACACTTAATAAAAACAACAATAGACTGTATGTAATGCTTCAAAAAAATAACAAACGTAAAAACATACAGGTTGCACATTTAGTTGCTCATACTTTTGTATCTGGTTATAGCGATAAACAAAACACAGTAAATCATAACGATGGCAATCCTACAAATAATGTTGCATCAAATTTGTCTTGGGTATCACAATCAGAAAACAATATACATTCTTATAGGACACTAAAAAAGAAACCAGTTTGTCAGAAAAAGTATGAATTTACAAAAATACTTTATAAGAACAAATATGAATTTAAAACAATAGCTGCTTTTGCACGCTTTCTTCATAAATCAGAAACTCAAACAAGGCGATATATCGACCATGCATCTAACTATGACATTAAATTAATAAAGTAATTGTAACGACTAACTATTAGGATATTGGTAGCAATATCTGAAACGCACTGGCAGATGAAATACTATCATCTGCAAGAAATAGTCTAAGCTGTGCGTAGAATACACACTTACACAGCAATCGGGACAAAGTATTACACTATCACATCTTGCTCCATTTGTTAATGTAAGCCGACAATATATTCGTGATGAAATAAAAAAAGAATGGGAAAAATGTGGTTTTGTTCTTGATAATAAAAAGATAAATGAAATTGCAGAATTACGATTAAAAAAAGAGATAAATAAAGGTATTCAAACTATTCAATATCAGGTTGAAACATTACTTACAACTAATGGACAAGCACCATTTATAACGGTATTTATGTATCTCAACGAAGCAAAAAACGAACAGGAAAAACATGACCTTGCAATGATTATTAAAGAAACTCTGGAACAAAGATATAAAGGTGTAAAAAACGAAAAAGGTGTATGGATTACACCTGCATTCCCAAAGCTTATATATGTTCTTGAGGAAGATAATATAGAAAAAGGTTCAGAATATTATTACCTCACAGAGCTTGCTGCAAAGTGTTCTACCAAGAGACTTGTTCCTGATTATATTTCCGAAAAAGTAATGAAGAAACTTAAAGAAGGAAATTGTTTTCCTTCGATGGGTTAAATGGCTCATCTAAAACTTCGTGAACCTATAAATATAGGGTGTGCATTACACGACTTAGATTTATTTATAAATCTGTTTAATTAGTAGCTATAAGAAATGATAGTTAAGTAATGTGCTAACAGGGAACATTTAAAATGAAATTTAATTTTAAACTATCCTGTGCCAAGACGCATAATGAATTTCGTAGCATTAATAGAATTGAAAGAATATAAAGGATTTTATGTTGATGAAAATTATAATATTTACAATTCAAAAGGACATAAATTATCGCCATATATAGGGACAGATGGTTATGCCCATATTGTACGGAGAGAAAATAACAAAAAATACCGATACAGAGTACATACTATAATAGCTAATATATTTGTTCCTAACCCAAACGGATATGAATATGTTAATCATATTGATAGTAATAAACTTAACAACAATCCAAATAATCTTGAATGGTGTACAAATTCTCAAAATGTTTATCATGGTTGGCATAGTGGTAATCGTACACATAAAAATAAAACTAAAGTATCGGTTTATTTGAATAATGAATTTATAAATACATATTCTTCTATTAGAGAATTATCAAAAGATTTAAAAATAGATAGGCATAAAGTAGCGAGAATATTGAAAGGAGAATTAAAAAATTGTTACAAATATAAATTCATTTATGCGTAAGGTCAAGAGACTATCCAAAGCATAGCACAAACAGTTTTGTGTGAGGAAGCGAGTAGAGTACATTTATATTAATAATGTAAATGGAAGTGCGAAGCGAGTGGGTTGGCGTAGTAACCCCCGAAGATATAGTCCGAACTGTTCTTATATTGAATAGTTAGTGTAGAAGTTTCTTGTCACCATATAAAGATAAAAATGGTGAATATAAATTTTATGGCAGATTCAACAAAGGTGTTGTAACAATTAATCTTGTCGATGTAGCACTTTCATCAAATAAAAATAAAGAAATTTTTTGGAAGATATTTGACGAGAGATTGGAATTATGTCATAAAGCATTACTTTGTAGATATAAAAGATTAAAAGGTACTGTGTCAGATGTTGCTCCTATAATTTGGCAACATGGTGCTTTAGCAAGATTAAATAAAGGTGAAACGATTGATAAATTACTTGTTGGTGGTTATTCTTCAATTTCTCTTGGTTATGCAGGATTGTACGAATGTGTTAAATATATGACTGGTAAGTCACATACAGATGCCAAAGTAACCCCTTTTGCTATTGATATTATGAATCATATGAATCAAAAATGTGAAGAATGGAATAAGCAATTAAATCTTGGTTATAGTCTTTATGGAAGTCCAATTGAATCAACTACATATAAATTTGCGAAATGTTTACAAAAGCGTTTCGGAATTATTGAAGGAATTACTGATAAAAATTACATCACAAATAGTTATCATGTTAATGTAAAAGAACCTATTGATGCTTTTTCTAAATTAAAACTTGAATCGCAATTTCAAGAATTAAGTTTAGGTGGTGCGATAAGTTATATAGAAACCTCTAATTTGCAAAATAATATTGAGGCGGTTTTAACTGTTATTAAATTCATTTACAATAACATTATGTATGCAGAACTAAATACAAAGAGTGATTATTGTCAAGTATGTGGATATGATGGTGAAATTGAGGTTATTGAAGATAACGATAAAAAATTGATTTGGAAATGCCCAAATTGTGGTAATACAGATGAAAATAAACTCAATGTATGTCGTAGAACTTGTGGCTATATTGGAACAAATTTTTGGAATCAAGGTAGAACACAAGAAATTAAGGAAAGATATATTCATTTAGGCGGTAATGAGTAGTGAATTACATTAAAATAACTAAACATGATATTGCTAATGGAAGTGGTATTAGAGTTGTTTTATGGATAAGTGGTTGTACTATGTTTTGTAAACAATGCCAAAATTCATCAACTTGGGATTTTAATGCAGGAAAATTATTTACTGAAAACACAAAAGCTGAATTGTTAGAAGTGTTAGAACCTGAATATATATCAGGTTTGACACTATCAGGTGGACATCCATTAGAACTGCAAAATCAAAATCAGGTAGTAGATATTGTTAAAACTGTTAAAGATAAATTTCCTATGAAAACAATTTGGTTATACACTGGTTATACCTATGAAGAAATTCTAAAAATGCCATTTGTATTAAAAAATATATTTCCTTATATTGATGTACTTGTTGATGGCAAATATGACTATACCAAGCGAGATATTACGCTTGCTTGGTGTGGTTCATCAAATCAAAGAGTGATAGATGTACAAGAGAGTTTAAAGAGAGATAAAGTAATATTATATAAATCGTAAAATAAAGTAAAAAATAGCGGATATAAATTTATATCCGCTTGAAAGGAGAAATATGGATAAGAAAACTTATAAATGTAAATATTGTGGTAAAGTATTTGATAATATTTTAAATCTTAGTCTTTGTGAAAGTGCGTGTTATAAAAATAGAATATCTCAAAAAGCTAAAGAAAATAAAAACAATTCAGAACATTCTAATAGTTATTGGAGGTAAAGAATGAAAGTTGCTAAGAAAATTATTGTAGGTGTACTTACCATAGGAATAATCTTTCTTCTTTGTGGTTGTGGTGAAAGTTGGGAGAGAAAGAAAAAGGATTGGGATTCAGAGTATAATGGTGGTCTTGAAAGAACCATTTCAGTTTACAGTTATGAAGGAAACCTTTTAAAGACATATAAAGGTAAATGTGACATTGAAGAAAATGAATTAAATAAAATTCTATTTGATATAGATGGTAAACGAGTAATTATTTACAATGCTGTTGTCATTGCAGAAGAAAAATAAAAAAATAGGAGAATAAATATGCAGAAAATAGCGAAATTTGAAAAAGTATCATTTGAGCAATATAGAAAAGATTTTATAGATACATTTGAACCAAACTATGATAATTTGAGTCAATCTGGAAAGCAATATGTAGATAATGTTATAACAGAGTTTTACAACAACATTCAGCTTCCGACTCGCAGTACAAAGGGTAGTGCTGGTTATGATTTTAAATCTCCAATGCCATTTAATATCCCTTTCGGCACAAATAAAAAAATTCCTACTGGTATTAAATGTGAAATTCAAGAAGGTTGGGTTTTAACAATAGTTCCGAGAAGTAGTTACGGATTTAAATATGGTGTTTCTTTATCTAATACATTAGGCATAATAGATAGCGATTATTATAACAACCAAAATAATGAAGGACATATATTTGTTAAATTCTCAAATACCAATAACAGCTTTAAAAAAGAACTATGGGTAGACAGAAGCGAATCATTTTGTCAAGGTATATTCCTTCCTTTTGGAATTACTCAAGATGATAATGTTTCGGCACAAAGAATAGGTGGCATTGGTAGTACAAGCAAAAATTAAAAGGAGAATTATATATGGAGGAATGGCTTAATAAAATCAAACAAACTTTTGATAAAGTTGAATCTAACAATCCTACTGCTGATAGCGTAGTCTTTATGCTTAATCGAATGGCTGAAGAATATAGAGAATACAAGGAATTAGGAAGCATAGAAGAACTTAGAGAACTTAAAAAAATGTGGAATCGTAGAGTATGATAAAATTATATAACATTACATTAGAAAGTGAATGATAAATATGATTTACATAACAGGTGACACACACGCTGATTTTAGTCGCTTTAACACAAAAAAATTCCCAGAGCAAAAGAAAATGACAAAAGACGATATTGTTATTGTCCTTGGTGATTTCGGTGGTATTTGGTATGACTGTTCAAAAGAAAAATATTGGTTAGATTGGTTGAACGATAAACCATTTACTTTAGTTTTTGTAGACGGAAATCACGAAAATTTTGACAGATTATATAATGAATTTCCTATAATTGATTTTCATGGTGGTAAAGCTCATAAAGTCAGAGATAATATTTATCATTTAATGAGAGGGTATATTTTTGATTTTGAAAGTAAGAAATTCTTTGCAATGGGAGGTGCAAGTTCGCACGATATTGATGATGGGATTCTAAATCCTTCGGACTTCGCAAATGAAAATGAGTTTAAGAATACATATAAGCAGTGGGTAAATCAAGGCAGAATGTTTAGAGTAAATCATTCTTCTTGGTGGAAAGAAGAATTACCAGACCAAGAAGAAATGCAACTTGGAATAGAAACACTTAAAGAAAATAATTATAGGGTTAATTATGTTATTACTCATTGTCCACCAAGAGAAATCTGTTGTCAATATGGTTATTATGATACTGATAATATTATTTTATATTTTGAAAAATTGTTGAATTTAGGATTAGCTTTTAAACAATGGTGGAGTGGACATTTACATGAAAATAAATATAATATTTATCAAAAATATAACATTATATATAAAGATATAATAAGAATAGTTTAAATTACAGATAATTATATGGAGGTTATTCTAATGAAAGTAAATATAGACATGGAAAATCTTAGTAATGCTGTTGAAATTGCAATAACAGAAAATGTTAATAATGTAATTAAAGATGTTATCGAGAAAAAGATTTCAACATATATTGATAAAAATTATAAAAAGATTATTGAAATTACAATAAATGAAAAAATGGAAGAATATTTAAAAAATTATCTTGAAACAACAACAATTACAGTTGGAGAAGGTTTACTTAATCAAAATATTAAAACATATACCATCCAAGAATATATAAATAAACAAATTTCTGATATTATGAATAATAAAAAATTTGAAACCGAAATTAAAGACCGTTGGGGAGAAAAAAGTTTTCAAGAAGTTTCTTTTGATGAATTTATTAAACAGTCTTTTGATGTGTCAAAAGAAGTCAAACATCAACTTGAAAATTATATGAAATCTGTAAAAGACGACATTAACCGTAATATTAAAAATGTTACCGACCAAGTAATGAAAAATATGCTTTCTAATACAATTTTTGATATTCTTATGCAGAGTGACACTTATTCTAAAATAAGTAGCGGTTTAAAATTATTAGGAGATAATAAGTGATGGATGAAATCTTTATAGAAAACGAATGGGAATTTTGTCCTTATATTGAATGTATATGTTATGAGCATGATACAGGATATAGGGAGTTTGAATGTACTTTTCTAAACCATTGTGTATGCAATATAAGCTGTCCTTTTGAAGTAAAATACCATATTGATTAAACTTATGCGTGTATGAAACGATAAAATTTAACTTAAATAGGAGAAACTAAAATGCTTTATTTGTCTTTGTCGGCTTTAAAATATGCAGCAAATATTTGTGAAGAATTTCCTAAATATAAAATTGGAATTGCCTTGCGAGATATATCAGATTCAAAATCTATAATTGATATTTTAAAAGTAAATATTAAGGATATAGGAGTAAAAATTAGTATGAGCAAATACAATCCAAGAATTGAGTTTAGTAATGGTAGTTCTATTAAATTTATATCCGCTTCTGATAATTCAAGAGGTTTCACCTCTAATCTTCTAATTGTAGAATATGGCATTGATAGAGAAATTATAAACTGTGTTTTACGCCCATGTGAAAGAGTTGATTATTATAAGATACGCAATATAAATGTTAAATTAAATAAAAAGGATAATGTTAATGAAATGTGAAATCTGTGGGAAAGAAATTGAAAAAAGTAGCTACAGTAGTGCTATTTTATGTTCTTCAGAATGTTTTGGTAAACACTTTTGGAATGAGATAGTAAAAGATAAAAATAACAGAATTATTATAAATGGTAATTGTTATGTAGATGGTGGCAATAAGCCTAACGCAATACATACTTCTTGGCTGGGCTTTAATGGTAATAAATTTAATATTGAATTTTTTGATGGCAGAAAATTAACTACCAATAATCTTTGGAGCAATGGTGAAGTTCCAAAAGAATATAGAAAATTGTTGCCTGATAATGCTAAACTTATACGATAATTTATAAGAAGATAAAATCAACATTTTATTAGCAAATATATCTATATATAGTATTTCACAATAAATAAAATCGCTATATATAGATATATAATATTTTTAGAATCAAGGATGGGCGTAAATGACAAATCAAGAATTAATTAAAAAATTACAATTTAAACTTTTATCACATATAGCCAGTGACGAAAGTGTGGATACACAAGATGATTACACTGAAGCAATAGAGCTTATTATTAAAGCACTTAAAAAACAAGAATCAAAAGAACCTAAAATTAAAAATAAACAAGATATTTTAATCACAAAGTGTTTTGAATTAGACAATCTTTATTGCCCTACTTGTGACAATTATCTTAGTAAATCAATCAACAATAATATTGGTTTTGCATATTGCCCTCGATGTGGGCAGGCTTTAAGTTTTGTAAATCCAGATTATTCTATTCACCTTGAAAATATGACAAAAGAAGAACTTATAAATCAACTCCTCAAAGAACTGAATTTTTATTATAATAATAATCCAGATGAACTATATGGCTGTTGTAGAATATTAGTTAAGCTTATACCTAAAAAATATATAATAAGAGTTATTTGTAAGTTTTATAGGCTTAGAAAAACAACTTAAAAGAGGTGTATTTTAATGACTAAGCAAGAAAGTTTAGATTTTTTAGATAATTGTATTGAGTATATCAATCATTTATCCCCAAAAGAAATTTCAGATATATTTACTTCTTTTGATAAAAATAATAAAAATTTAGATGTTTCAATGAGTGTATTTGAAATTGATTGGAGAGAAATGTAATGAGTATACCTAAAACCGAAAGAGAAACTGCAACTAATTATATGTATGGAGATGAAACATTTACAATGTCATCTTCTGAATCAAAATGGATAAATAAAATCAAAAAATATTCTGAACAATATCCTAATGATGTAAAAATAACTTATATAAATGAAGATGGTTCTATAATGGCTGAAATAAATAAAAAGTGGTTTAAAATTTCACCGCCACGAAAAGTATCAGATAAACAAAGAGAATTGGCAAGTCAAAGATTTAAAGCTTTGCATAAACAGGAAAATAAAGGAAGTACAAATGAGCTGGAATAAATCAAAAATAGCTGAGTACATAAGTAAAGATAGTGAATTAGCTGAAATAGCACCACCAGAAATAAATTTTACAGATAAAAGATGGTGGGGTTCTTCAGAAAGAGAATTTTTTGATTATGTTGAGAAAGAAGTCGAAATCAAAGAATTATTGTTTTTCTTTTTGATACAAGCGTATGAATTGCCTCTCAACTTTTCATCAGAAGAATTTGATACTACCTGTTCGATTATTTTAGATATATTAATAAACACATATGATAAAATTCCAAGAAGAACAATCTCTGTAATGGACATGTATAGAAATTGTTTGTATCTCTTAATTGAGGGTATGCTTGAAAAATGGCAGTGCATAAAAGAAAATGAGTGTACTATGCGTGGTGAAATATTATGTTGGCTATTAAGAAAATATATAACAATAACATATAATATCAAAGGAGAATGATATATTGGTGAACATTAAACAAAGTAGCAATATTCAAGAGAATAGATATAAAGCTAAACCTATCTTCAAAGAAGAAAAGGAATTTATAGAATCTCACATGCCAGAAATTGCATCGCTTCCAAACGATTGTTGGATTGTTGGCGGTAGTACAAAAACAGTTTATTTAGATTTATATTCAAATAAACCATACATAAAATTCAAAGTGGAAAATGGCGGCAAATTCATAATTCAAAAAGATAATAGAGAATTATTTAAAGATTATGTACCTGTTACAATGTCAGAAACTCTTAATAGAGAAAGTAAGAGGGTAAATGAATTATATGATAATTGTGTAAATAGATTAGCTGAATATGTAAGTGAACATCCTAATAAAATTTATAAAATCTCTCATTCAGGTGGTAAAGATAGTGAACTAACAATGTCTGTATGGAATGATATGTTAAAAGAAATAAAATTTATACCTGATTATGAATTTATATTTTTTAATACCAGTAATGAAACATCTGATGTCTATAAGAGAATAAAACAAATACCTAATATTAGAATCATTAATCCTAAAATCGGTTGGCGACAATGGATTAAAAATAAAAATTATATTTTCCCAAGTGTATTTAGAAGGTCTTGTTGCTCCACATATAAAGAAGGTCAAGCGACAAAAACATTTGATAATAATGTCGAAATAGCGCAAGTATTAGGGGTACGCAAATTTGAAAGCACTAAAAGAGCTAAATACGAATTTTTAATGGATACTGTTTTTGATACTCAGTTATTTGGCAAATCTAATCTTCCTAAAAAATGGATTAAACTTGCACCTATTACAGACCTACAAAACATAGATGTATGGCTTTTAATGTTAATTAAAAAATTACCTATTAACAGAAGATATTTAATAGGAAGCAGTAGAGTAGGTTGTTTAATTTGTCCATATTCGTCTGTTTATGAGGATGAACTTATTAAAATTTATTATCCATATCAATATGAATGGTTTAGACAGGCTATTATTAAAAATTACGAAATTGCCAAGGTCAAAAGGCTTGGTTGGACTGAGGAAGAGTGGACTAATGGTGCTTGGAAAGCACCTATGTGTAAAAATTATTATTTACTACAAAAACAATCTGATGAAAATATAAAATTATATGTCAATTTAAAAGGCTTATCAGAAAATATGGCAAAAAAATTTTTTAATAGAGTTTGTGGCAAATGTGGGAAGCCGATGAAAGAAAATGAAATTGCTATGTTTTTTAAATTGTTTGGCAGATATGAGAATCAGGTTGATAACAGGGATGTATTATGTAAAAAATGTGTATGTGAACAACTTGGTATTACAAAAACAAAGTATGAAGAAAAGAATATGGAATTTATAGAACAAGGTTGTAATTTATTTTAAGGAGAATAATATATGAAATTTGAGAATACAGAAGTTTTTAATTTTGAAGGTGCTTTAAGAGGTATGCGAAACCCAATGAACAGTTGGGATAAAAAGGACAGTTATCAAGGAAGATATCATTACATCATTGGCGAGAATGATTTAAAACTTACTCAAACACTTATTAAGGCTGGTTCTGAACATAGAAAGTTTATGCGACAAATTTTTGTTAGCGTAGATATTACAGCACCACTTTATTGGTGGTCTGAATATGACACTTATAAGATTGGAACTACTGCTAATTCATGTAGTAAGATGCACAAAATTCATAGCAAAGAATTTTGTCGTAATGATTTTAGTTTTGATGAATTAAATAAAGAATCTCTTGTTTTTCTTGATACTATTATTGCAAAGCTTGAAGAATTACGATTGAAATATATTGAAACTAAAGACAAACAATATTGGTATGCTATAATTCAACTTTTACCGTCAAGCTATAATCAAAAGCGTACGGTTACAATGACTTACGAAAATGTATTTAATATGATACACCAAAGAATGAATCATAAATTAAATGAATGGTCTGGTAAAGACGATTCAAGTAAACCTAATTTTATTAGTTGGACAAAAAAACTACCTTATGCAGAAGAATTGTTGTTTATTGAAAAAGAAAATAAAGGAGAAAATTAATGACTATTGTTTTATTAGGTGAATCAGGTTGTGGAAAGTCAAGTGTAACAAATGAACTTTGTAAGAATTATAATTATGAAAAAATAGTTACATACACTACACGATTGCCAAGAGAAGGAGAAGTCAACGGCGAAGATTATTTCTTTGTTTCAGATGAAGAATTTAATAATTTAAAAGAACAAAATTTCTTTCTTGAAACTGCTACATATAATAATTGGCAGTATGGAACACCAAAAGACCAATTTTCAGCTATAAATGATAAAAATCAAATTGCGATTTTAACTCCATCAGGTTTAAGAAGTTTGTGTAGAACCAGAAAGATTTTTTATGCTTTTTATTTAAATGTTTCTTTTTATTTGAATGTTTCTCGTAGAGAAAGGCTTATTAGAATCTTAAAAAGAGGAGATGATATTGAAGAAAGTTATAGAAGAAATTTATCTGATGTTGGAATGTTTGATGGCATTGAAAAGGAGGTAGATTATACAATAAATGTAGAATCTAAGAATGTTCAAGAAATTGCTAAACAAATTTCAGATTATGTTAATAGAATTAGGAGGACATATTTTGGAGAATAAAATAATTTCTGTACCAACACATTTAAAAATTCTACTTACAGTAAAAGAAACATCTGAACTGTTTAATATAGGTGAGAACAAAATCAAAGAATTAACCAATGATAATGATTGCAAATTCGTATTATGGAATGGCAGTAAGCGTTTAATAAAAAGAAAAGCTTTTGAAGATTATTTGCTTAGACAATATTCAATATAATTAATTAATAATTGAAGAAAAGAGAATCTTGTGGTATAATAAATATGTCATAAAGATTCTCTTTTCTTATACAGGAGGAATTTACAATGATAGAAAAGAGAAAAGACAGTAAAGGTAGAATTTTAAAAGATGGTGAAATAGAAAGAAAGGATGGTCGATATGAATACCGATATAAAGGAAGAGATGGTAAGAGAAAATCTATTTATGCAAAAAATTTAAAAGAACTTAGAGAGAAAGAAATAGTCCAACAAAAAGAAATGGTATTAGGTGTTCTATCTGATTCAAGCACTTTTGACGATATTTTTCAAAAATGGTATTCTCAAAAAATAAAACAAATTAAACAAAGCACAGCAGCTTTGTATCTGTCAAACTATAATAATAGAATTAAAAATTTTTTAGGAAGATTAAAAATAAAAGATATAAAACGCTCGGATATTATATTGTTTTACTCTGAACTTATAACTAAATATAATTATACTGGAAACTCTATAAAAAATTTTCATAAAATAGTTCATAGTGTTTTTGAATTTGCTGTAAATGATGAAATAATTTTAAGAAACCCTTGTAACAATATTCTTAAAGAACTCACAAAACAATGCCATAATACAGAGAAAAAACAAGCCTTAACCACTAAACAACAATCAATATTCTTTGAATATATAAAATCTTCAAGGTATAGAGGTTGGTTGCCATTGTTTACAGTTTTATTCGGTACTGGTTGCCGTATAGGTGAAATATTAGGCTTAACTTGGAATGATATAGATTTTAATAATGATTTATCTTATATTAATTCAAATAGTACTAGTTTTGGTGATTTTAATGAAGATGGTGTTACTGAAAGTATAAAAAAAGAAGTATCTGAAAGTTATGGATTTCAACCTATTGGAAATAACACTAAAAATTTTAAAGGTGTTTTTTTAGGAAACAATAACAAAATTAAGGGTATTTATATAAATAGAACTGAACAAGATTATGTAGGACTATTTGGTTTTGTTTCAGGCAATATAAAAAATATATCTATTGATTCATCTAACGTAACAGGAAAAAATTATGTTGGCACTATTGCAGGTAAATTATCAGGAGCAAATAGTAATGGTTTTACAGTAAATAATTTAAATGTTTCTGGTAGTGGTAGTATTGGTTCTATTTTTGGTGATGCACCTAAAGTTCTTTCAATTTATGCTGAGAATGTAAATGTAAAAGGTGATACATCAGTAGGTGGAATAATTGGAAATGGAGGATATTCAAAATATTCAGATAGTGTAATAATAAAAAATTCTACAGTAACAGGTACAACTAATACAAAAATAATAAGCGGTGGACAATATGGTTCATCTAAGAACTATTTATTATTAAATGTAAAGTTAAATGATGAAGATGCATCAAATTCAACTTTAGAAATGCTTGAAGATATAAATGGATTAGAAG